CGCGACCACGCCCGCGACGCCTGCCGTCGCGTAGAGCCTGATCAGGCGGCGCAACGCATCGTGATCGACGGCACCGTTTGCGGAAAACGGCGTGACAAGGGGAATCCAGATACCCGAAAAATTGAACATGACTTTCCTCGAACGCGACCGTACGGGAACCGTTCAGCGGCGAGGAAGCAGGATCGTAAGCGGGAGTTTCGAGGACCGTTGATCGAGGCTGTTCCGTCGCACATCTGACGGAACAGCGGCTCCGGTCAGATGAGCAACTGTTTTTTGGCTTTGGAAGCGGCGCGTGTGAGCACAGCACGCAAAGGCGTACCCGTTTCCACACGATCACGAAGCAATGAGCCGTTTTCCATGTCCGCAATAATACAGCAATAATTCAAAGTCTTAGGCCAAATTCCGTTCCGCAAACAACCAAATATTGACGGCCTGAAAGCCTTGCCCAACCGGATGTCTTTTATTTTTGCGGAACACCTTTCAGCGCGTCGGGCCCACTTTTTCACCTCGGCGCTTCCGAACATAGTGCTCGGTCATGGTAACGGATTCGTGCCCAAGCTGCTTCTGTGCTTCTCGAATGTCGCCCGATGAATCCGCCTTGTCTGTCGCCGCTTTCGCGCGCAAATCGCGTAACTGAAACGAGTTGTCGTCCTTGATGCCCGCCGCCCTTCGGGCGTTCTTGAAGCGCATCTGCATCGCGTTCAGGGTCATCCGTTGGCCCTTCTCGTTGACCACCAGCGCTGTGCTCACGACCTTGTACGACGCCTTGCGGGCTTTGATCCGCTCGATGGCCGTTTTCAGTTCTCCAGCGATCTCCATGCGAATTTTCTTGCCAGTCTTGCCCTGGTCGATCAGAAGGAACCCGTCGCGGATATCTCGCTCGTCAAAATTCAGCGTGTCCTGCGGGCGCTGGCCGGCCAGGTAAGCCAAGTCCATAAAATCCTTGGTCGGCTGGTCGGCCTTCTCATACACGCGCGCAAACAGGTCATCTTCAACGTAGACGTCGCGCCCTTCCACCGTGTTCCTCTTGACACCCGTACACGGGTTGGCCGCCTTAGTCAGACCAACTGCGCGAGCCTTGTTGAATATATGGCTGAACAGCGAGAGTTCCCTGTTAGCGCGCGCATGACCGGCGTTAGGTGGGGCTGCCCTCCCCTTGCTGGCGAACCACTTGACAGACTTCTCATAGCGCCAGCGCAGATATGCACTGACATGCATCGGCTCGATCTCGTCGAGGGGTGTGTCGTCTTCGAAGTATTCTTTGAGATTCGCCAACTCCTCCAAGTTGTCTGACTGAGTTCGCGGCTTCTTGCGGGGCAATTCCTCCCGCAGATAGACGGTCACGGCGTCCCGAAATGTGCTCCCGGCATCTTTCGGCGTATCGGCCTGCTCGATCTCAGCCCAGCGCGTGACGGCCTTCCGGTAGTCCGTCCCAAGCGACTCCTCGCGTCGAGGTTTGCCGCCGTGGTCGTAGTAATAGTAGATCGTCTCGCCGCGGTGACGGGCGCGCATCCCTGGCGGCAAATGAGTGTTGCGCGTCGGCTTCCTGCCCATGTTCTTATCCTGCGGCTAGAAACTTCGGTTGCCATTTCTTCTTTGGCGGCTCGGCCTTGGTCTGCCGCCCTTCAATGGCCGTCCTCGGAATTATCGGACGCCCGCGCGCATTCTGCCAGAACGGGATACCCGACGTCCGCAGCCATTCGACCTGTAATTCCTCCCGCGTCTTCCCGCGTCGGCCGATTCGCACGCCAGTAAGTTCGGCGACTTCATCAGCAGACAGAAACGTGTCGCTCATCCCTTCTCTCCCATTCTCTTCATCCGCGACAGGTCAAACTCGCACCAACCACCCCGCCGCGACGATATCCAGCAAATCGCCCAAAACGTCCGGTTGCCCTGCATGGCGCGGATGATGTCTTCGTTACCCGACCAACCGCCAGTAGACAGGTTCAGCACGTCGCCCTCAGTCCACCATCGGTCGGGATAGCTCCATAGCGGCTGCGTGAACGCCAGCAAGCCAGTCCAATCGGTATGCGGCCACTCTTCGATTCGCTTCAGCGCTTCTTCGGTTGGATAACCGTCGTCATCGAGCATTCAATCCTCCATTCCCTCGCGGTAACCCGCAAAATCCGTTGTAACGCTGCTTCCATCAATCCTCGTATCGCTTGTGTCGCTTCGCCTTTGGCGCCCGTCGCCCTCGCACTAATGGCCTCGTCTTGATGCAGTAATAAGACTCGGCGCATTTAAAGAAGGCGATGAAGTCAGCGCAGAACGAGTTGCGACGGGCATAGCGGATCGGTGGCAGGCGTTCGCTGTGGACAGGCCCGAAGCTGCCGACACCCGGAACACGGTCCAGCACCTTCAGTTGCGCCGCGCTGATGCCAAGCACTCGACACAGACGAAGACCGCCGACGAACTTGTGCTTGAACCGCAGGAAGCGGTAGATTTGACGATGTGTCTTCATGCTGGCGCCTCCAAACCTATCGCCCTGCGAACTTGACTCGTACAGTTCGGGCCGATGTGTTTCGCTATTACGAATAGCGCCTTGAATGTCATTCCTATGGCGTCCTCAAACCTCTCTGTTGAAACATGGCTAGGACAATCGGCGCCTTCTAGCGCCTCTAGCGCCCATATGATTGCCGCCTCAGTCCTCGGTCGGTCGCCATTGTTCTCCAGCGCCCATTGCAATTCAGCTTTCAATACTTCGAGTTCGGTCATAGTTCGCTCCATCGCACCGCGTCATAACGTCCCGTGAAAACACCCCATGCGAGCCTCAAGCGTCGGCGCAGGCAGATTCCCTTGAATCCCATCGGCCTAGCCATGTGCCATATGCCTAGGCGTCCGCATGCCGACATATCCCAATCTTTCAGTTCTCGCGCCCAGAACAGGTTCGGCGTGTTCATTCCTCATCTCCCGAATCCAGCGGACAATGCCGCCCACTCTTCCCCGGCTCGCCATCGCGTAGCTGCGGGCATTGCGAATGGGCGCACTCGCCATCCCGGCCCGCTGCGCATCCGGTAAGTTTGACGCTCAGCTTTCACTGGCTCGGGGCCATTCGGGCCTTGGCGCAACTCGCGGATAGCCTCGGCATATTCCGTCGCGCTAAAGTCATGACCGATGCGCTTCTCGCAAGCCTTCGCCGCCTCCTCCAGCGCACCCCGCCTCGCCGCCTCCATCACCTCCCCCGCCACTTCCGCCCAATCCACGATCTGACCGTTGCAATACTTGATCGCGTGATCGAAGAGGATGTCGCCTGCTTCTGCGTTGGTCATGGGGTCTCCTTGGCGGGAAATGCGGTGAGAGCGATTCGCGCAACACGCCCAGCCCAGCCAGGGTCAAGCGCCATCTCCACCGGGTCTTGCTTGGCAATGTCTTCGAGTGCTTCGCGTAAAGTCCTGTTCTGCTCCACTAAATCAGCAATCAACTCGCCGTCTTCGATATCTGCATCGCTGGCGCGCGGAAGGGCTGGTTCGCCCATGTGAGTAGGTCCATTCACAGACGCCATGAACTTGCGATTCAGTTCTTCAGCTTCAATCGCGCGCTTCTTCCACCCAAGCAACTCGCACCAATCCTCATGATCGGCATCCATGCCGGGTGCAACACTGTTTCCGCATGATTGGCAGCGCCTAGGGGCATCAAGACCGAGAGTTCCCGCATCAAAGGCTGGCTGCGATGCACCCGCAATCGCAACCGCCAGCGCATGAACGTCCAGGCCGCCGCCGTAGTCGATGTGTTCGCGGATTAGTGCGTCTGCTTCGTCGTAGGTCATGGTGTCCTCATTGGACCCGGAGAACCGGGCCCGCCTCCGTTACTTGCTGAGTTGGATCATCGGCATTGCGCTGCCCATCATGTACTGAGGGTAGTGCCCGTCCCATTTGGCGATCTTCTGTTGCTCGATCAGCGCGGGGTTTGCCTCAAGCGATTTGCCCGTCAGCTCATTGGCCTTGGCGTTGTTCTCAGCAACCTTCAGCGCTGCCTCAGACTCAACGACGCGCTTTTGCGCTTCCCACTTCGTCTGGGCAATTTCGTTCTCGACGCGCAATGCGTTCTGCTGGGCGGTGATCTTCGCCTCAATGGCGTCGTTGAACTGCTTGCTAAACTGGAAGTCAACGATGTTCACCGCCGACACATTCACGCCGATATTCTTGAACCGAGTCAGCAACGCCTCGCGGATCTCCTGACTAACCTGGTCCCGCTTCTGAATCAGGTCAGTAGCTTCGTATCGGGCCACGATAGCCTTCACGATGTCATGCACTGCCGGGTCCATGACTTGCGCCCACGGATCGCCGCCGAGATTGGCATAAACGCCGACTGCCGCAGTCGGAAGAATATTGAAGTTGACGGCGACCTTCATGTCGGCCTGTTGCAGGTCTTTTGAAGAACCCGCGATATCCGATTGCGCCTTGTACACGCCGATGTAGACCGTGTGCATCGACTGCGAAATCGGCATACGGAAGTGGATGCCGGGCTCGTACACCGTGGCGGATGGAGCGCCGAACGTGGTCATCACGCCGACGTAGCCCGCTGGCACGGATGCGAACGGCCAGAGGATGAAAAGCGCGATGAGCAATACAACTGCGCCGATAGCGCCGAGGATCAGCTTGATGCCGCCTCGCGGGACTTCTCTGGATGCAACAGCCATTTGATTTTCCTTGTGGGTAGAAAAAGAGACCCGAACCGAAGTCCGGGCCTTAAGCGCCGTCCCAGTGGACCTACTGGCACGGATGGAGAAGAAGTGCCGCTGCCCTTGGTTCATGCGAAACGCGCTAGGCCAATGCATGTGGGCTGCGGCGGTAAGTCAGAACGGCACATCGTCCGCCATGTCCTCGAAACCACCACCAGCCGGCGCACGTTGCGGCGCTGGACGCTGCTGCGGCTTCGGTGCTGGCGCGGGCGCTTGCTGCTGCGGCTGACCACCTCCCGCCAGGTCAATTGCAGTGATCCGACCGGCGAGCTTCACGCCTTCGGTGCCGTCCGCTTTCTTGAATGTCTCGATGTGTGTGTCTTCCAGCGCGACGGTAACAAGCGCGCCTTTCGTGAAGTACGGGGCCAACGCCTCTGCGCGCTTACCCCACAAAGCACCGTCGACCCACTGAACCGGCTTCTTTCCGTCGTCGCCCTTGCGCCCATAACTGAACGCCAGTGAGACGCTCGCGACGGCATCGCCGCCCGTTGTGTTGCGCACTTCAACATCTCGACCGATGCGGGCCAATCCGAAAATTTGAATCATGATTCGCTCTTGTGTAAGGTGGATCAGGCGGCCATCGCCGCAATTTGTTTGTGGGTTGCGTCGACTTCGAACAGAAACTGACGCAACGCCACTTCGTACTCTTTGATCAGCGCTTCATCACGCTCCCATCGGAAGACGAACAGTTGCAGCTTCTCCGGCATGTCGGGATCGAAGCTCACAAAGTCGACGAACTCCGCGCCGGTCACCAGCGTGTTGTGCAGTACCTGATTCATGTACGTCGGCGGGATGCGTTTCTCAATCAGATACTTGAAGTGCGTTTTGGTCTTCGGGCACTTGCCCTCCCACAGACCAAGGCGACCGCCATCGACCAGAAGTCCATCCGGGCTGCAGCCCGCCATCATGTCTTCGCGGTAGACGAACCCGCATTGCTCGACCGCGATGCCGGTTTGGATCTCGTATCGCATCCTGGCGAATGGCTCTCGGTCATGCCCGCGCTCAGTGTCTGCGCTCGAAAACTCATCCGCGCACGATTTGCACAGCAATCGCTCAAGAGCCAGTTGCACGCGGTAATCGGCCCGCGTCGCCGCCTCTCCAGAACCGGACCTTGCCTTGGCGGTGACTGCTGCTGCGTTTGAGCCCGTAACACGTCCGGCGCGGTCAGCCATCCATTCTGGTGTGTTTTGCGGATGCTCCGAGACGATGAAATTCCGCTTCATTGCGCACTCCCTCCGATTTCGCCCTTCTTCTTGTCGGCCAAAACCTTGAACTGGTTCCAGCTTGCGACGTCGCCAATCGCCTCGAACGCTGCGCCAGCCATTGCGCGAATGCGACGAATGTCGTCGGCGGTGGCTGCGGACGTCAACTGGGTTTCCCACTTCATCCAAGTTTCGTCGGCGCTAGGCTTGCCATCAGACCCATGGCCGTCGTCGTCGGCCTGATCCTTGGTGGCTAAGCCAACAGCAGCCAGCAGCGAATAGCGCTCCAGGTAGGTCACGGTCGACGACATCGCCTGGATGCTGTTCTTCCCTCCAGACTGGTCAAGGCCGGCCTCAAGCGTCGTTTCTTCGCTATGGCCCAGCTTGTGTTTGATGACGCACGTGATGGACATCATTCCGCCTTCGGTGCGACGCGGAATCCAGCGATGACTGAATCCATAGGTCGCTAGCGACGCAACCACCTTTTCCACTACGTTGCCGATGGTGGCGTGGTCGTACGCGGTGACCCCGCTGTTCGTCTTGAACTCGACGTGCTTGTCCTTGAGGATCGTCGGCGGGTTCAGCTTGAACTCAGCCATTGATGCGTCAAACGCCTTCCTCGCCTCGCGGTCTTCCCACTGCATTTGCATCTGCATGAGCCGTTCAAGACGATCAAGGTCGGCACCACTTTCAAGCGCATATCGCACAAGGTCTGCCGGCGTGGCGGATGCCGCGGTGACAGCGCGCGTCTGTTGAACTGCCGGTGGCTTTGCTGCGATCGGTTCGGCCATCTCAACATCTGTAATGTCTGCCATGGTTGCGGTTTGCATGCTTGCTCCAGTTAGTTAGCGGCGACGTTCGCGGCAGCGAAATACTCATCCGCTGCGGCGTAGTCGAATTTCTTCATCCAGCCCATTACGTCGCCGATCTCGACGTCGTATTGGTCGGCCAGCAACTTCACAATCTCCACATCACCGGGGCCGTTTGCGGCGAATTGTTCCTGTTCGCGTCGGATTTGCTCTTGCACGGCGGCTCGGCGCACTGCCTCGATTCGATCAGCTTCGGCGCGTGCGGCGGCGTCAGCCTCTTCCTTCTTACGGCGTTCTTCGGCGGCTACTCGCGCGGCCTCGGCGGCAATCGCTTCCTGCTTCTCACGCTCAACGCGGGCTGCTTCATCCGCTTGGCGTTGGCGTTCGGCGTCAATCTCGGCTTGCTGGCGAGCCATTTCGGCCTGGTGTTCGCGGACCTGCTTTGCGTGCGCCTCTTGTTCCGCCCGCAACTCGGCGGCGGCCTTATCCTGCTCAGCCTTCACGCGGGCCGCCTCACGTTCGCGGGCCTCACGTGCCAATTGCTCATCAAGCGCGCGCGCCTGTGCGATTTGCCGATCGCGTTCGGCCTGCGCCCGTCGTTCCGCCTCCAGCGCTGCACGTTCCTCAGCGAGCTTGGCTTGTGCGGCTTCGTGCGCTTGCTGGGCGATCAGCGCTTCGCAAAGTTTCGCCAGCGCGGCCACTTTGGACATCTCCGCTTCACCGGCAAGCTCGGCAAACTCTTCCAGAGTGATTTCGTGTGTCGACAGTTCGTCAATCGCGCCTTGAATCTCGGCGGCGGACTTACCCATCGCAAAGACGATCGAATCCTTGATCTGGTCGATCTTGGCGCGGATGCCGTCGACACGTTGTTTCTCGGCGGCGGCTTTGGCGGCTTTCTCGGCCTCACGTTCCTTATCCCACGCGTCACGCAACGCAAGCAGCCGGGTTTCTTCTGCCGAAATAATCGCGATGCGGCGCTTTACCTCGGCAATCACTGCCTTCTGAAACGCGTTCGCATCCTCACGGGCCACTTCGCCGGTCTTGGTCGTCGCGATTCGCGCATTGCCTAATTCCATCGCCGCGGCGTGACATTGCTGGCGCGCGGCTGGGTTCTTGATCTCCACAATATCGACGTACTTTTTCGATAGCGCGATCAGGGCCTTCTCGCCTTCGTCGGCGCCAAGCGCAAGCGCTGCGCGCTCAGGCACCGTCAATTCATTCTTCTCTTCCACACTCGTTCCCCTTCGTTATTCGTTAAATTTCATTCCGCTGCCGTTCGATCCACGCCCACACCATCCGCTTGATTTCCGCCTCACTCGGCATGTCGCCGGCATTCACATGTGCGTGGATGATTTCGAGCGTTTCAGCTTGTCCGCTGTGTTCGGGCGGCCACACTGCAAAGTTGACGGTTAGCGTGTCGTCGCGGTCGTCGTCGGTCAGCGGTAGGTCGATCTTCGTTACGATCATTCGTCATCTCCCGTTGACCACTTCGACTTGTACTCAGCGATGAATTCCGGCTCAAAACTGGACTGCCAGCCGCACGCGTGACAACGGAACTGCGCCCCCGTCCACGATGCGCGCGGCCACATGCCTCGGCATTTCTCATTGCCGCAATACGGCGAGTAGCCGGGTTCGTTCATTAGGTTGTCGCGGACGATGCTCACAGAATCACTCCCGCATGTCCGTTGAATCGTCGGCGCAAGTCCTTCAGCGCCTCATCGCGCGAGCCATACCATTTGGCCTCTAGACGCATCCGACCGTCTTCATGGGCACGGACAACCCAATCGTCACCGTGCGGATGACCGGGGGCGATGTCGCGCTGGATGTACCAGCGACGTTTGGGGTAACGCTTTGCGATGCTCACGCGGCTCCCCTGATGAATTGAATGTGTTGGTATTGCCGTGCGATGCTGGGCGGCACGTATGACTGGCCGATAGCGACGCGCGGCTCAGTCAGTCCAAGTGCTTCGCGCTGGCGGCTGCGGCGGATTTCTTGGCGCTCTGCGTCGGTCAGTGCCCATCGTGTGTCGATGTGGCGGAGATCATTGAGACCGTTCATGTTCAACCTCCGATCAATTGTTTAAGAACGAGAACAGCGATCACGACTACTGCCGCTGCTGTCGTCCACATAAGAATCTCGGCGCGATCCCTGTCTTGCTGGGCAAGGCGCTGCTGTTCTTCGTGCCTCGTGGCGTCGGCGGCGCATGCGGCCATGCCTTCGTCTGACAGATACGTAACGGCGCCTTCGTGATACTCGATAGTCAGCATGCTTCCCTCGCTTTAATCATGGCATCAGCGATTTCATACGCCTCCAGTGCGCATTGATTCGCGCCTTGGGTGTGGTACATCCCGGCGCACAGAATCCCCTGAAGCGCCCCCGTCCATAGCTTGCTTGCCGCCCGCCAGTGCAAACTCCAAATCACTCGTTTGACTCATCGCCCGACTCCCATCTCATCCCACAAGCGCACCGTTCGCGGCGCTGCGTCCTGCTTGTTCCAACCGTTTTCCGAGTGGCCGATGTCGAAATCGTCGTCAGAGTAGGATTCGACGCCCTCGAAATACTCGTCCTGCTTGCGGTCTTGCTGGTATTGCCAGTCGCCGTAAGCGCGTTGTTCCTGCTTGTGCTTTCGTTCGGTTCGATAGCCCATGATGTGTAGTCCTATTTGAGAGGGTTACTTCGCTACGTCAGCCCGACACCCGAGTTGTTCCGCCTACGGCTAGCGACGCAATAACGGCTCGGGATTGGGCTGCATCCGCTTTCACCCTGGCGAATCAGCCGATCCACGGTCGATTCGTCAGGGCTCAGGGCATCCCACCCTGAATGAACCTCTTCAGCCGGTCTGGCTTCGTTCGCTTGCTGAAGGCGAGACACTTCGGTTCGGCTCTGTGCGATCGACACGCGGCACCAGCGGGGTACTACCAGAACTTCGCGATGAAGTGAAAGATTGCGTAGACGCCAAGCCCAACGAATCCGAGCCAGAAAAGCGTGAACAGAACCGCCATCAGTTCAACCGTTGTAAATCCCTTTTGCTTCTTCATGCTTCCTCCCTCACTCCGATACGAAGCCTTTCATCGCGACGCTCGACCATCGAACCGCCTCGGCAGAGCGCCCAGGCGATCAGGCAGACGCCAGCCCAGACGGCGGCTATGATTTGAATGGTGGTCATGTCAAACCTCGATTTCGATGGGGACGGCGATAGCCAGAAGCTTCAACCGGTTGCCATCAGCGTTGCTCAGCGCCTCGGCCTCAGTCTGAAATGCGCCAGCATCAAGCGCGATCGAGTCTTCCGCCTGAGCGTCGTACACATTTACGAAAACAATCCGCTTTGGCTTGGATGCCATGCGCAGGCGATCAGCACTGAAACCTCGCGTACAGCCGGCATTGTCTTCGGCCCAGATGGTTTCGTGACTGTCGATGCCTACATACACGACTGGATAACAATCGCCAAGATCTCCGGCCGGGGTTGCCATGATCGGCTCGCCGCGCTTGGCGGCTTCAAGGTTGAATGGCTTCAAGTCAGACTCCGGGTATGTTCGGTAGACCAGCAATCCCCTGTTCCTGCCATTGCATGAACGAGCTACGGGTCAAGGTCGGGTGGACGAAGACGATCATCGCGGCGCCATACCGCATGCGATAGAGTTGGTTCATTGTCATCTCCTACGCCCAGACAACGCTGTCAAGGCTCACATAAACCGAATCCAGCACCCTTCCCGTCCGGGTTACCCGGTCGATGCGGTAGACGAATCCAAGGTGCTGCAACTTCTCCTGGGCTATCGTCATCAATCTGTGCACTGCGCGTTGGGGGTTCATGATTGGCTCGCTAGCAATGCTTCGATCCGATCAGCCACTTCTCCGGGCGTTGTGCGGTCGCCATTCGGATAATGCGGCGAATAGAACAGGTCGCTTGATACAGGGCCACTCAGTTCGAAGAACTCTTCGACCGCGTCCCACGATTCGTACCCGTTGAAATTCGGAACATCGTCGACCAACTTCAAACCTTGGTCTGTGAAAACCTTGTTGAAGCACGCATGGCCTACGGCGCAAGCCGTTGTTCCGCATGAGTTTTCATCGTCATGCCAACGGGCAAGATCGAACCTGATGGCGTCTTCCGGCAGGTTTCGCAGCATGGTCACCATTTGCTGCAAGCGTTCACGGTTCATTTCAGCCTCCATGCATCCATCGCCTCAACAGCGATAATCGCTAGCAGAGCGAAAGTGGTGGGGAGTAGTTCGAGGTGGGTGAAGAGGGACATGGCGGCGGCCGGTTAGGCGGCTTTCTTGAACGTCCGGACGACCACCATCTTTTCTTCCTCGGTGACGTCCAGGTTGTAGGCCTCATCCATCCAGTCGATAGCCTCGGGCTCGCCGTGCTTGCCACCGCCGTACCAGTATGTCCAGCCTACCCATGAGCCGTCTGGAGCCTTAGCGGCTACCGACTTGCTCTCGTAGTGCCGCGACGACTGGCAGGGAAGTTTCGTTTCAACTTCGCCTTCGCGAACCTCGTAGATCGCGTCCCACTTGTCCTCGCACTCGTCGTACAGATCGTCGATGTTGTCGGCGGTCACTTCGACTTCAATCGGCGTCTCGGCCCAGTCGGCGATTCTGGCGAGGATGATGTGTTTGATCTTTTGTTCGGGCGTCATGTCTGCTCCAATAGTTGTCCTAACCGCATTGCACAAAATACTGACGGGAGGGCGCTGTTACTGTGCCGCCGACTTCGGCTAACCTACTGCACCGCCATGCGCATGTTTCAGCGATGGGCTAACGTGGCTCAGTTTCGCGGGTACTCGTCGTTGGCAGGGAGCCCAGCGGGCCCTTTCGTCAATACTCGTCTCATGGAACGGGGCCGGCGGTTTCCATCTGATCCGGCTTGGGGCGTGGCACTGATTCCCCGCTTGTACGGCATATGCCGCTCATACCACCTATCACCGGAAGTTCGCGCCATTTAGGTCGTTCGACCGCAGGACTACCAGAGCCGGTTTCGATCTTGCTGCCCGTCACCACCGGGCTACCCGTTCCATCAAACTGCTTCTTCGGACCCATCCGGCTACACCTGGCAGGCCAGCTCCGGCCTGGGTCCGTCCTACTCCTCCACCAACCGCGCAACTCACAAGGTCACGCGACTGCCGCAGGTGCGTTCGCTTTCTACTCGAGCGAACAGCTTTGTTCCGAGCTGCGAAAAGAAACCCCGCAGAATGGTTGGCTTAACTACGCCTTTTGCGCACCATGGGCGCGACGTACTGTGAAGTTGTTAAAGAGCCCTCAGACTGCGAGGTGCGCCGTTGCGCGGTGTTGCTGGTATGGATAGAACGATAGCAAACGCTCTCGAAGAACGCAAGCAAAAGCTATCGTTGATCGATAAATTTTTTTAGCGCTAGTGTTGCGCAGAAACAAAAAAGCCCGCCGAAGCGGGCTGAACAAGCGTTTGAGTGTTTTTCAGGTGCTGCGATACATGCCGGATCCGCGCGGCACGATGGCGCCTACACGATGGATAGACACGATATCGGCCAGCGACCTCGTGATTGGAGGAATGCCATTGTTGATCGAACCAAGGCTGACTTCCTCATCACGGATCCACAACAATTCTTTGACGACAGCGCTGCCGTCGACAAACTTGACCACCACATCATCACCCGGAAGAGCTTCGACGCCGGGTTCCACAACGATGTGTTCGCCACTCTTTATGCGCGGCCTCATGCTATCGCCGCGCACCTTCAAACCATAGGCCGTTGGGTCTGGTGAATGGATGTTGAGCCATCCATGGCCGTGACCTGGCGGATAGTCGTCGATACTGATAAACCCATCCGGCCCACCCTGCACTTCCCCGACCACGGCTATATCCCTCCCAGCCTTTAGTTCCAATCGCTCGCCAACGTTTGCTTCTGCTCGTGGCAGGCCTTCGATACTAGCCCCACCTTTCGGGACCGAAGGCGCAATCATGCCTGACTTTTGCCGGTTCTTCGAGATATCAGTGTCCGCTGAAATGTGGTTGCCGGTGACGCCCAAATCGAAGTAGAGAGTCGGCAAGCCAAGTTCGGACTCGAGTCGCCGCGCAGCTCCTTCGCCGAACCCGCGTCCCTCCCGATAGTTCGGGTTCAGCAGTTGTCGGATCCGAGCCGCATCCTGGTTGTGCAGTCGAGCGAATTCAGCGGCGACCCCTCCCGCCTCCCTGTCCACTAGTTCCTGTAGCCGCTTACGGCGGTGCGCATGTATGTCCATGGCGGAATTAGAACCGAAAACTAGCATTTGCTGTGAAAGCAGAATTTATCATTTCAGCACGCAAATGCTTGCGTTTAGCGGAAGCATTTGCTATCGTTTGTCCATGGATACCTTTCGCACCTACTTCAAAGGGCTGACCAAGGCCGAACGCGACGCGCTCGCCAAACAGGTCGGTACGACGGCTGCCTATCTCTGGCAGATCGCCTACAAACAGCGTCGCTGCAACGAGTCGATGGCTATCGAGATTGAGAAAGCATCGCAGCGCGCGGTGACGGTCGAAGACCTTCGTCCCGATGTCGACTGGGCGTACGTCCGGAACTCGGCTCAGTCGATTGCCGATAGTGAAATTGTAGACCGCGCGCAGGCGAGCGACGACGCGCAACCGCCTGTAGGTCGCGGGAGCGCAGCTAGACACAAAAAAAGCAGTCAATAACAGGCCGTCACCCCTCACGGCGAGGGGTGCATACAACGATTTCACCAAGAGCATGTGGGGTTCATAGGGCTAGTAGTAGTTGAAAAATTTTACGTTGCATCCGAGCGGTTAGCGGATGGGTTAGCAAAATTTTCGATACGAGGCACTTATGGACGACGAACTGGCAATGGTTGGCGGGATGGTGAAGCGGCCTGATTTCCTGCCTGACGAAGTGATTGATGCCTGCAAGAGCTACCGCGATGCGGTCAGGGTCTCGTGGGAATACCGAAGGATCAAGCAGATGCACCGCTGCACGCTGGCAGAAAGAATCGATCGGAAGGCGCAGCACGTTTCCGATTACCTCGCGCAGGATGACGAGCCACATCGGCGGAATCTTCCTGCCGATTCTCTCGATCTGTGGGCGTGTGCTGTTGGCAATTTCGGCGTCCAGCAATGGCTTAACCGCCAGTCACGCTTGACGATTCTCGAGGAAGTGATTGCGGAGAGGGCTGCAGCATGACGCTACACAAACGCAACGAACTCCAGCGCGCCCAATGGGATGCGTATCTGGCCCGTCAGGACGTGTCGGTATTCGAACGCGTCTTGCGGTCGCCCATCACGTTCGGAATCGCCATGGCGGCTCTCTGTGCGCTGCCAGTCGTGGTCGTAGTTCTCTTGCTGGAGTGCTGAGATGCGCGCTGACCAACGAGTAATTGATGACGCCCGTGAGGCTCGAATCGGCGAGTTGGCAGCGCGCATTGACGCCGCCGATACGGCAGAGGCGCGAGCAATCCTGTTTAGACAGATGAGAGATGAGATTAGACAGCGAAGCATCGAGCAAGTGTGCCGGATGGAAGCTGAGAAGGGGCTGAATCGATAGAGACAGCGCCTTTCGTCCGGGCGAACAAATGCAACTGGGCCTGATTGGGCTGGCAGACGAGAAAACAACCGGGTGGCGAGCCCCGTAAAGCGCGCAGGATCGGTCGGGGCGCTTGCAGGGGGCCTCGGGGTTAGGCGGACACAGACGCCAGCCAGGAACGACGCGAGATAGGGGTGACGCCGGGGACGGTGGAGACAGATTGGCCTTCTGGAGTTGACGGGCAGCGTTCGATGACGACTGATTTTGCGAAACGTGTCACTGGTTATGCGGATTAAGAGTGCAACGTTGCACGCTTTTCGACGCCGCATAGTACTCCTCACCGCCGCAGGCGGCCGGTCCGGAGCTTTCACCCCAACCCCTGCATTAGTCGGGGTCCGTCCTGACAAAACGGAGGGGAAGGTGAAAAGGATGCTGAAGAAGATTCTGATCTGGCTGTACTGCCGCGGCGTGTTGAGCATGACAACAGTGGCGCGGATGTTTGAACGTTTCGACTTGAGAGGGCTGTAACTTGATTACTGAATTGCAACTGCATCCGCTCTGCACTCTCTTCCCGAGAATTGTCGGTGCGGAATTTGAGGCGTTGAAGGCGGACATCGTCGCCAATGGCCTGCGTCAGCCGATTGTGGTCCACGACGGCATGATCCTGGACGGCGGCAATCGCTATCGTGCCTGTATCGAGGCTGGAATCGAACCGTCTACGGTTGAATTTGATGGCGGCAATCTGGTGTCGTTCGTCCTGTCGGCCAATCTGCATCGCCGCCACCTGTCAGAAGGCCAGCATGCCGCAATCGTCGCGAGCGCCCAGCAATGGGAGTCCGCGCAATCGCAAGGGAGACCGAAGAAAACCGGTAACGTTACCGGATTATCGACAGTGGCAGAGAGACGGGCGGTATCTGGCGCAAGCGATAAGACGCAGCGCATGGCGGACAAGGTGGCGAGAGAGTCACCGGAACTCGCAAAGAAAGTCGCGCAAGGCGAAGTCAGCCTTCCTAAAGCAATCAAGCAGCTCGCGCCTGCAAAGGCCGCCCCAGTAGCGGAACCTGAGCCCGAACAGGTCGAGGCCGCAGAGGAGGAGTTTGGCCCTAGCGCGGAAGAGATCGCATTTCTTGAGGCGACCGAACAGGCCGACAGAGACGCCTATAACAACCTTGTCGAGATCGCAGCGGCTGACGACAAACTCGCCGAGGCGCTTGCACTGGTCGTCACGCAAACCCATGAGATCGCACGACTCAGGGCGCTTGTTCGTGTCGTAGAAGAGTCGCGCGACGGCAAGATGATGACGATCAACGAGCAGATCCGCACGATCAAATCATTGCAGCGAAAACTCGAAAAATTCGAAAGGACTGCGGCATGAATCACGTTCTCTTTGAAGATCGGCCCAACTACGAGACTGTTAGCTTCCCTAAGCCGCGACCGTTCCAGACTTCGGCGCACGACCGGCTTCGCGAAGGACGGCGCGCAGGACACAAGAATCAACTCGTGATGGCTCCGACTGGCGCCGGCAAATCTTATCTTGGTCTCCGCATCGCTCATGAAGCATTGGCGAAGGGGCGCAAGGCGATTTTCGTTTGCGACCGCGAGGCGTTGATCGACCAGACTAGCGAGGTCGCAGACAAATATGGCCTAAGCGCGCATGGAGTCATCAAGGCGAATCACTGGCGCGTAAATCGCGATATGCCATTCCAGATCGCGAGCGCGCAGACGTTGGCTCGTCGCGGATGGCCCGAAGATATGGACGTGATCATCATCGATGAAGCGCACACCCAGTACACGGTATGGCGAGATTACATCCCGAACTGCCGCGCGTCCGTCATTGGATTGTCTGCAACTCCGTTTTCAGATGGTCTAGGAAAGCTTTTTAGCAATCTGATCAATGCCACGACTATGCACGACCTCACCGAATCCGGCGTGCTTGTGCCGATGCGCGTGTTCTCGTGCAAGAAAACCAATATGGACGGCGCTGCAACTCGCGGTGGCGAGTGGACCGATTCCGCCGCCGAGGAGCGCGGCATGGAAATCGTCGGTGATGTGGTGGCCGAATGGATGAAGCTTGGCGAAGGCCGCAAGACAATCGTCTTTGGTTCCACGATCAAGCATTGCGAGGAATTGTGCCGGGAATTCAATGCCGCTGGCGTGATGGCCGCCGTGTTCACATCTGAAACGCCGCCCGAACAGCGCAAGCCGCTCCTTGAGGAATACCGAAAGCGTAACTCAGTGTTGCGCGTGCTGATTAGCGTTGAGGCTCTGGCGAAGGGATTTGATGTGCAGGATGTTGGCTGCGTTGTCGACTGTCGGCCTCTCCGCAAGTCTCTAAGCACGGCAATCCAAATGTGGGGAAGAGGCCTGCGTTCGTCGCCGGAAACTGGTAAGCAAGATTGCCTGCTTCTTGATCATAGCGGGAACATCACCCGGTTTTTGGATGACTACACCGACATTTTCTATAACGGCCTCGACGCGTTGGATGCTGGTGAAAAGCTGGATAAGGCGGTGCGCAAGGAGCCTGAAGAGAAGGAGGTGGTCGCCTGCCCTTCATGCGGCTATAAGCCTTTCGGACGGCGCTGCATGTCGTGCGGATTCGAGCCGAAATCTTCAGCCCTTGTGGAGGCCGTACCCGGTGAAATGCAGGAGGTCGTTATAGGAAAAAGGAAATTGGCCGACGACAAACGGCACCTATATGCGCAGATCTGCACATATGCGCGCTCCCATAGTGACCCAGACAAGCAGCGTGGGCGGGCGGCGCACCTTTATCGAAAAATCATGGGCGATTGGCCGCCACGTGACTTCGTGTTCGAGAAGACGGAGAACGTCACCATCGAGCGCAACACACTGAACAAGATCAAATCAACCAACATTGCTGCGGCAAAGGCGCGCTCAAATGGCTGACTTCATTAGTTTTGCACTTTCGCATGGCGTTGTTATCAACCGCTTGGATGACAGCGGGCGTATCAAACGCTGCGGCACGGTCGATCACCCGAAATCCACCAACGGCGCATACATGTGGGACGGGCAGCGTGGTTTTGCATTCGCATGGGACGCGGACGCAGAGCCGAAGTGGTTCAACGATCCGCACGCGAAGCCGTGGACCGAAGAGGAAAAGCGAGCGTTCGCAACGCGGCAAGACGCTGAGCGCCGCAAGAAAGTTGGGCGCTATCAGCAGGCAGCGAGGAATGCAGCGGAACTGATGAAGACGGCAGTTATGGGCGAGCACAACTACTTCCATTACAAGGGTCTGCCCTTGGCTCGCGGTCTGGTGTTGCCTGATGGCGGTCTGTTCGTGCCGATGCGCGGTCTGAGTGGCGGTCTGCAGGGCGCGCAGACGATCCGATGGGATGCAGAGAACCGCACGTACGAAAAGAAGATGCTGTCGGGCATGCGGGCGAAAGGCGCCGTGCTGAAGCTTGGCCCGGCCCGATCGAACGAGACGGTGCTGTGTGAAGGCTACGCGACCGGCCTGTCGATCGAAATGGCAATCCGCCAGATGCGCCTGAATACTCAAGTGCTGGTGTGCTTCTCGGATTCAAACATGGCTTTCGTCGCGTCGAGCGTGAATGGTCGCAAGTTCGTGTTTGCCGATAACGATAAGTCTGGCGCTGGTGAGCGTGCGGCAAAGCAAACCGGCCTGCCCTATTGCATGAGCGAACAACTTGGAGAGGACGCTAATGATATGCACGTTCGGTCTGGCCTGATGGCGGTCTGTCAGAAAGTGATGGCGCTTAGACGAATGGATAAGGCGGCATGATCCACGACCCAGCCAGATTACGCGAGGTCATCGAAGAAATCGCCGCTTGGCCCCTCGACAAACGTCGCGAATACATCCGGCAAATCGAAGAGGCAAACGGAAAGTCCGCAGCAGATCAACTGCGAGCGGGGTTGGTGGAATTGTGGCGGGAACGGGATAAGTAGAGGGGAAGCGAGAAAATGCAACGAAGAGCAAACGTAGAGTTGAGGACTGCTTACAACGCTTTCATTGAAAGCAAGCGCATGTCCGATCCGGCATCGGGGTTGACGGAAATCCCGGCGCTGAATCAAACGCTCAAGCCGCACCAGCACGACATTGTGACGTGGGCTCTCCGTCGCGGTCGGGCTGCCGTGTTCGCCGGAACTGGCCTGGGCAAGAGTTTCATGCAACTGGAATGGGCTCGCTGTGTCGCTGAGGCAACGGATATGCCCGTGCTAATCCTGGCGCCGCTCGCTGTGGCCGCGCAAACGAAGCGAGAAGGCGAAAAGTTCGGGATTGAGGTCAAGCACTGCCGAGAGCAATCGGAAGTTGGCGATGCATCGATCGTCGTCACGAACTATGACCGGCTGCAGAAATTCGACCTTGAGCATTTCGCAGGCGTCGTGCTGGATGAGTCGAGCATCCTCAAGGCATCAGACGGCAAGACCCGCACGGCAATCATCGAGGCATTCAAGGATTACCGATTCCGGCTCGCCTGCACCGCTACGCCGGCGCCGAACGATTACATGGAGCTCGGCAACCACGCGGAATTCCTTGGCGTGATGACGCAGGAAGAAATGCTGGCGATGTTCTTTATTCACGACGGTGGCGAGACGCAGAAATGGCGCCTCAAGGGCCATGCAGAAAGCGAGTTCTGGAAATGGATGTGCTCGTGGGCCGTGATGCTGCGCAAACCGTCCGACCTTGGCTATCCGAACGACGGCTACGATCTGCCGCCGCTGGCTATCGAGCAAATCACGGTTGGTGTCGACCATGACCGCGCGCAAGACACGCTTTTCGTGATGCAAGCCGCGACGCTGCAGGACCGGATCAAAGAGCGGCGCGAGACCGTCGAGGAGCGCTGCCGTGCTGCCGTCGAAATCATCGCCCGTAAGCCCGATACGCCGTGGCTTGTGTGGTGCAACCTGAACAGCGAAGCGGAACTCATGACGAAGCTGATCGCGGATGCCGTTGAGGTTCGCGGTTCCGACAAGGTCGAAGACAAGGAACGCAAGCTTCTCGGCTTCACGGACGGCCAGATTCGCGTCATGACGACCAAGCCAAGCGTAGCCGGATTTGGGATGAACTGGCAGCACTGCGCAGACATGGTTTTCGTCGGCCTCAACGACTCATACGAGCAACTGTTTCAGGCAATTCGCCGTTGCTGGCGCTTCGGGCAGACGAAGCCAGTGAATGTCTATCTCGTGGCTGCTGAGACCGAAGGCGCAGTCGTGGCGAATCTGCATCGCAAAGAGGCTGACGCCGAGCGCATGGCTGAGCAGATGGTCGCTCACATGCAGGACATTACCGTCGCCACGATTCGCGGCACGTCCCGAACCAAGACCGAATACAACCCGTCCGTCGAAATGACGATCCCCCAATTTCTGGAGGCTGCATGAAAGTTTTGAATGAAAAGATCGGCGCCGACTACGCCATGTATCACGCAGATTGCGTGGAAGGCGTATCGGGCCTGCCGGATGAATCCGTGGGGTTCTCGGTATTCAGCCCGCCATTCGCAAGCTTGTACACGTACAGCAACAGCGATCGCGACATGGGCAATTCGAAAGACGATGGCGCGTTCGATGTTCACTTTCAGTTTCTGGTGAAGGAGCTGTATCGAGTTCTCAAGGCTGGCCGCCTGGTGTCGTTCCATTGCATGAACCTGCCGACCAGCAAAGCGCATCACGGCTTCATCGGCATCCGGGACTTCCGCGGTGACCTGATCCGCATGTTCGAGAAGGAAGGTTTCATTTTCCATAGCGAGGTATGCATCTGGAAAGACCCGGTTACGGCGATGCAGCGCACGAAAGCACTTGGGTTGCTGCACAAGACGATCCGCAACGATTCGAGCATGAGCCGACAGGGTATCCCCGATTACCTGGTGACGATGCGCAAGCCGGGCAAGAATCCTGAGCCGATCGCGCACACGCACGAAGAGTTCCCCGTCGAGCTGTGGCAGCAATACGCGTCTCCCGTGTGGATGGACGTAAATCCTAGCGACACGCTGACATTCCGCGAAGCTCGCGATGAAGAAGATGAGAGACATATCTGCGCTTTACAGCTCCCCGTCATCGAGCGCGCGCTGAAGCTTTGGAGCAATCCGGGCGACGTGGTGCTGTCCCCGTTCGGCGGGATTGGCTCAGAGGGATATGTCTCACTGCAAATGGGGCGCAAGTACATCGGCTTCGAGCTCAAGGAATCGTACTGGAAAGTTGCTTGCAAAAATCTTGAGTCGGCAAAGGCAAGCATGGGCGACATGTTCGCGGAGGTGGCGTAAATGCCCGGTAACAGCAAGAAACGCAAAAAGTACAGCCCGAGCCGCTCCGTTCATCGCATCGTCGCATGGGCCGAACGCAAGGTAGGCGAGCGCCCTATCCGTCAGGATGCCCAGCGCGACATCGGTATCGCCGCACACATCGCTTTCGAGCGCCTGCGTAATGGCGCCGACAAGGATTCGCTCTACATCATCGCGACCACTTTCGATGTCGCTTACGAGTTGGCCGTGAAGGGTTGCGGCGCCGAATACCTGGGCGAAATCAAAGCTGGCATGGCCGCTCTCGTCCGTGCCAAGAAAGACGCGAACCTGACCGGCAAGTGGATCGTTACTGGCGACGACACCGAAGCGGTGCGTACGGCGCTAGAGGTGCATGACGCGCAACTCGAAGTCGCCGCACGCGCTGTCGTCGTGAAGGCGCTTAACGACGTGATGAAACGTATTGAGACAGGTTCAAACGAAACTGAATTCGAAACGATGCTTTTGGAGGCTGCGTGATGTCAAACCGAGAAAAACCATCCATGAAAACCGTGATCGAGTTCATCGGGAAATTCGGCCCGCTAGAGACGGATCAACTAAAGCTAATGCTGCCAATGTCGGAAACCGCCATCTACAAGGCGTGCAAGAGCGGAGTCGACGAGGGATATCTCAGGGTAGACCGCGCCAAAAAGAAAGGCGTATGCGGACGCCGGCATTGCATCTACACGCGCACGGACAAGCCTTATATCGCACCGCAGGTTTGCCACAAGACGATCATTAATCGCATCTACAGGGAGCGAATGCTGACTATGGATAAAGTTCCAGATAACAGGGTTGTCCCATTCAGGCATTGGATGGATTCGGCGCTTTTCGGCTCTTACCCGACGCCTATTGAGCCGCAGATCAAGGAAGGTCGCATCTACAGACAGCCAATGAACGTTCGCGATGACGAGGAGCTTGCAGCATGAACATCCGCGATATAGCAGGCATATCCAGCCAGCAGGAACTGTACGAACTGGCGTCGAACTTCAATGTTCACGTCGGCAGCATGGACAAGCTGATCCGATTCGCCGGCGAACTCCAAAAGCGCGCCCTAGCCGACCACGCAAAGCGCGAGCTGGCGATGGATCGACTTGTTGAGGATGCGGAAGAGCTCGGACTTTATAACGAACCGGAGAAAGCAGCGTGAAGAAACTGATTCTCAAGAAACTGTTGCGGGTGCATTCCAACGCCTGCTCTACGCCCTACTACCACCTGTCCGGCTACATGCTACGCGACTGGATTCTCGGTTACCGCAGCCCGGATCGAAACGCCGATAACCCAGCATGGAAAGCGGGCTTTAGCCCGAAGTCGTCGGCGCTCTATCGCTGGATCTGCCGCAACGTCGCTATCCGCGCTCACACGATCCTGCGCAGCGACAACGACCGTCACTTGCACGACCATCCGTCGTGGTCGCTGTCGATCGTGCTGTCGGGCGGGTATTGGGAAGTGTGCGAGCCGACCGAATGGGCGAAGCAATTCGGAGCAACGTACCGCCGAATCGTCGACGGACTCGACCGGGGAATGATCGACAACGAAGACAGTTACGAACTCGACTACGTTGCACGGTTCGGAATCTTCTGGCGCGGACCCGGCGCGATCGTCCTGCGTCGCGCTACTGACTTCCATCGCCTGATCCTGCCACGTGGCACGGTCGCCAAGTCAATATTCGTCATGGGCAAGAAAACCAACAGTTGGGGCTTCCTGACGCCTAACGGCAAGGTCTACTGGCGCACGTATCTCGGTCTCGACAAGGAACAAGCATGACTCTCGAACACTCGCAGACAGGCGGAATCGGAGACGTCAATTCCAGCGAGCGCGGCTCCGGAGCGAGATACAACACGGGCAAGGTTGCTATCGAGTTGATCCCTCTGCGTCTGATCGCGGAACAACTTGAACACGCCACGTCGGAAGACGATCCGCAAAACACGCTTATCGGCGCCCTGTGGAATCTCGCGTTGTTTCAGGAAGGCGGCGAGGCGCATTACCTGCGCGCGGCAATCGAAAACGTCGGATCGGCATGGGACGAATGCGCGGCGGTATTCGACTACGGGCGGAAGAAATATAGCAAGCGAGGTGATTGCACATGCAGTGCGGGCGATGCGGTACGACTGAACCTGAGCGGTTCTATCTATACACCTACAAAGGCGCAAACATCCGAAAGTTGCTCAAGGGATTTTGCAAGCCTTGCTACGACAAAGACCTCAAAGAGCGGAATCCAGGGTATCGGAAGCGACAAACCGAAAACCATCGAAAGTGGCTCGCAAACCCTGAGAACAGAGAGCGAGCGCGCGCATCTGAACGGAAGCGATCTGCAAAGCGAAAGCTGGACCCAAATTACAAGGAGCAATCCAAGCTCTACCGAATCAAGCAGGAATACGGACTCACGCCTGAGCAGTACGACACCCTCATCGCGGCAGGATGCGCAATCTGCGGAAGCTTCGATCGATTGCATGTCGACCATTGCCACGACAAAGGACACGTCAGAGCAGCGTTATGCCATTCCTGCAACATTGGCCTTGGATTTGTCGAAAGGCCTAACGGCTGGCTTGAGCGCGCACTCGAATACCTGCGGCGTACATCAGACGCCGGGGCACACGGGTAACTGGAACTGGGCCAAGGGAATGGCGTGGAGCGTTCCCCTCGCCTGCGCTGCCCGCCATCTGATCTTCGGCATGATGGCCGGTGAAGAACTCGACCCTGAATCGGGCCTGCCCCATCGCGGTCACTTCCTCTGCAATCTCGTGATGCTGCTGACGTTCATGCGGACCTATCCGGAGGGAGATGATCGTCCGTCGCAATGGTTGGCTACGCCGACACAGGAAGCCGCATGAAACATTCCCTCATTCTTTTCCTGCTCCTTCTGCCGATCAGCCTTTCTCTCGCCACACGCCGCATCGGTGTGCGCAACTGGCAATACTGGGCGGTCGTTTTCACTGCGGCGATCATGTTTGAGGCGGGGAGATACGTATGACCGACGAAGGCGAGATCAATATTTTTCGGGCGCTAGACTTCATCCGAGATCAAGCGCCCGCCTACGCCCAAGCCAAGGCCCAACGAGTCTACCTGGAGAATTTCAGGAAGAGCAAGAAGGCGCTGCTGATGCGCGCCGCGGAACTCAAGGGCCACAAGACGGCGGCCATCCAAGAGCGCGAGGCGTACGCAGACGACGGCTATATCGAGATCCTTGCGGCACTCCAAGCGGCAACCGAGGAAGAAGAACGGCTGCGCTGGATGATCGTCGCGGCAGAGGCAAAGATTGAATGCTGGAGAACGATCGAGGCGAACCGGCGTGCGGAGGCGAGGACTCTATGAGCACCGCCACCTACTACTCAATCCTCGCCACGATCTGCCTCACGCGAGTGGTGCCTAGGTGGGCTTGCATCGCCAGCGGGATCGTCTATCTCGGGCTTGCGGTTGCTCTTGACATGGGGTGGTTTGCACGATGAACCGTCTCCCCAGAAAAAAGAAGTGCGCAGCTTGCAAGACGGTTTTCGAACCAGCGCGCTCACTCCAGAAAGTGTGTAGCCCCAAGTGTGCCGCCGATTTTGCAGCGAAACAGAAAGCGCAGAAGTTGGCGAGGGCGAATCGGGAGGAGAGGAAGTCCCTCGCAGAGCGTAAAGCCAAGCTCAAGACTCGCCGCGAGTGGATTGCCGAGGCTCAGGCGGCATTTAACGCATACGTGCGTGAGCGAGATTACGGGAAGCCATGCATAAGTTGCGGCATCCCGCCGAGGGAAGCTTTCGGCGGCGCTGTTGATTGCGGTCATTATCGAAGTGTTGGCAGCGCTTCTCAGCATCGCTTCAATTTAAAAAATTGCGCTGCACAATGTGTCAAATGCAATAGATATTTAGGATCTAATGCCGTCGAAATGAGGAAAGGACTTATAATTAAGATTGGTCTAGAAGAATTGGAAAATCTAGAGTCAGACCAGACCATCAAGAAGTTCAACATCGAATACCTCGCTCGCATCAAGCGAGTCTTCCTCAAGAAAGCGCGGCGAGCTAAGGCCCGGAGAAATCATGAGCATAACGAAATGGAATATGCAGCCGGGTGACCGGTTTTGTCGGCTGACCTTCAAGAGTGAAGGCGACGGTCGTAAAAATCGGGCGAGATATGGAATCTTCATCTGCGATTGTGGTACCGAGAAAGATGTGGCGTTCTCGCACGTTGTTTCGGGAAAAATAAAAAGTTGTGGATGCCTCAAAGCGGAAGATGCCGGTAACAGGCTTCGCACTCATGGGATGCATGGTTCGCCAGAATATACGGTGTGGCAAGACATGTGGCAGCGCTGCACCAATCCAAAGACGGACAGATATCCGAATTACGGCGGACGGGGCATATCCGTCTGCGAGCGGTGGAAGTCGTTCGAGAACTTCTTTGCAGACATGGGTCAGCGCCCAGAAGGAACGTCGATAGAGCGAAAGGAGACGAACGGCAACTACGAGCCAAGTAACTGTCGTTGGGCCACGCCCAAGGAGCAAGGAAGGAATAGAACCAACAACCGTTTTATCGAATACAACGGGGAGAGGAAATGTGTTTCTGAATGGAGCGAGCAATTCGGCATACCTCATTCAACGATTAACAATCGACTTCGGCTAGGGTTATCGTTAGATCAGGTTTTTGATGCAAGTGCAGATGGGTTTAAAAAGAAGTCAATCGTTGTCGATGGTGTATCGAAGTGCACCAACGAATGGATGCGTGATGCTGGCATACCGATTTCGTCCTTCTATCACTTCCGGCGAAAGGGGCTGACTGAAGAAGAGATCGTCAGGAAGTATCTGGCGCGCAAGCAACCCTACTCTCAAACGAATAACGAGGAAGCAGCCTAAATGCTATTCGCACTCGCTGGAATCATTCTCTGTGGCCTGAAGATCGCGGGCGTGACGATCGTTGCAACGTGGCCGTGGTGGCTGGTCACGCTGCCCTTCTGGATCGGCATTGCCATGTTCTTCGCAATGCTGCTGATTGGTGGCGGCTTGTTCGCGCTCGCCGCGGCGTTTATTGCGTGGGTGGATCGCAAATGACTATCAACCTAGACGAAATCGAGAGGCTGGCGAAGGCGGCTGGCGGTGACAAGTGGACGGCATCTGACGGCGTTGTCTGGTTTGATGATGGCGACTCGGCGTTGCAAGTCATGAATCCGGTTCCTGCGTTCATTGCACACGATAACCTCGGAACGTGGCCAGATGCGATAGACCGAGAAGATGTGGCGCTGTTCGCTGCTGCGGTCAACCCAGCCGCCATCCTCGCCCTGATCGCAGAGGTGCGGGCGCTTCGGGAGGATGCGTATAGGTATCGGTGGCTGCGAGAACAGAATTCCGACTACAAAAGCGCATGGTGTGTCGAGAATATCTACAACTGGGTCGGTGAAGATCTGGACGCCGAAATCGATAAAGCGCGAGGTGCCGCATGACCTTCATTGCTTTCGGCGTCGGCATGATATTCGCCTATGGGTCTGTTCTGGAGGTCCTACTTATTATGCCGGGGCGTAAGCCGCCCGCTCCGCCGCCTACCAAGTTTCGACGCAAGTATCGAGACCTTCCCGTTGCCGACATTCCGCCGCCGTGGGAGAGAGTCGAAGGCATCGATTACAAATGGATAAACATTGCGGGAGAGCAGGAATGAACAAGCCTTCAGAACACTTTCTGCGAATGATGGTCGCGGCGTTTTACGAACTGCCGGGAAATTGCGTAGGCGGTTGTCTGCGCATCGTCCTCGATGATGACAACCTCGAAGACCATCACGTCCGCTGGTGTCGGGAGGAGGCGCAAAAGCGAAACGACCAGGATGCGATGTTTATGTGTGACGTGCTGATGCTCTACACCGAGGACGAGCGATTCGAGATTCTGGAGACTCGCGGGCTTCCACCGTACGAAGAGTAAAAGTGTTGTCCTCGCGTGCGCATAGCACACCATAGCGCGTAGGACAACGAAATTTATGATACTATTAGTAGGTTAACAAGCGTTGTTTTCCACAATAGATTGTGCGGGGTTCAAGATGACGCAAGAACAATCCGATGAAGTTGAGCATTTGCTGAGAACATGGTTTGAGTGGCAATGTCGCCAGTCCATCGCCATGCACGCGAAGATGTATTACCGCCCTGCCGATTCTATGGGTCGCCAATCGATCACGAATCGCACGTGCGAAGAGGACGATGAAGTCGCGTATCAATGGGCGGACGATCAGCAATCGGAGCAAGTCCAACTCTGCGTCGACGAACTCACGATCGACCAGCGAGCGGCGATATCAACATCGATGCGTAATAAGGCTAGCGACGCGTCAGTGTGGAGATCAGTGCGCGTTGGCGATCAGCACGCCGTCTATCAGTCGGCAAAGTCTGACCTTATCCCGATGCTGGCTGCGCGGCACCTTATTCGGATGGAGATGGCGGTATGAGCTTCGTTCAACGCTTCGAGCGCAACAAGGTCGGTAGGGACTTCGCAGTTGGCGACATTCACGGCCATTTCCGCGCGCTCTGGACTGTTCTGGGAAGCATTGGCTTCGACCGAGAGAAAGACCGCCTGTTTAGCGTTGGCGATCTGGTCGACCGTGGGCCCGATTCGGAGATGGCTCTGGATTGGATCGACGAACCGTGGTTCCATGCCGTGCGCGGCAATCACGAGGATATGGCTATTCGCTGGCCCAGCGGCAACATGGATGCGGCGCACTATGCGGCCAATGGCGGAGGCTGGAATGTGTCGAACCCTCGCCATGCGCAGTTAGCGTTCTCGTGGGCGTTCAACGCCCTGCCAATCGCCATCGAGGTAGAGACGGAGGACGGAAAGGTCGGCATCGTGCATGCGGACTGCCCTTTCCCGACGTGGCGCGATTTCGTTGTGTCGCTGGATGACGCCAGCATGTCGAACAAGATGCGCAAGGCGGTATTCGAGGCGGCGCTCTGGTCGCGTGAGCGGATTCAGGATGAGGACCGCTCCGGCGTGCCGGACATTCGCGCGCTGATTGTCGGTCATACGCCGCTCAAGAAACCCGCCGTGCTTGGCAATGTGCATTACATCGACACTGGCGGCTGGTTCCGTGACGGCTATTTCACGCTAATCAATCTGGCAACGCTGGAGACGATCCCGCCGATGCCTGAGCAATTGGATTGTGCGGCTTGAAAAATATTTGAGAAAAGTGCTTGCGCAACGATTCTAGCTGTGGCATTGTTCGGGGTAGGGGCCTTGCGCCCAAATCAGCCCGATCCAGCGAAAGCCGGTCGGGCTTTTTCATTTGGTCTCCGTGATGCGCTCAACTGCCCTTCCCTCTAGTCACTACCGCGACCCGATGGAGGTCGCTATTGCGAATCAGGAGCGCGAAGCCAGAGAGAAGCGCCGAGCCGAAGAGAAGCCCCGACGTCCAATCCTGACATTGAAGGAATCGGATGCCGAGAAAGCGAAGCGCTCTCGCGCCGCGCGAGAGGCAGCCGAAGAATTATTCGAAATCCCGCCGCGACTCGGAAGGTCATGAGTTGCACCAAGCCCGCAGCAAGCAGCGCAATACTGCTCTCGCCGGTTCGCCGGCCAGAATTCGGAGTGTGAATGACCGTCTACTACCTTGCGCAAGCCGATAACGGCAGGATCACGCTCGACCGCGAATGCCACGGTAGCCTGATAAAGGCGATCACGGTCAACGATCCGCCCATTATTCGGCGCGAGATTGACGGCGAGATGGTGGATTGTCCGCAGTATTGGGAAAGCTACGCCGAAGCCCGCCAGCAAGTGAACGCAAGTGAGTTCGATCATGTGCGTGGCGAAGGCTACTTTGCGAGGAAGCAGTGATGGGCTGGAATCCAGTAGCAGCGTGGCTGATGTGGCTCGCGACCTGGAACATGGGTGCAACCCAGATGCTTCTAGACATGGCGGATCGGATGGAAGGCGACGGTGATTGACCGAATTGGCGTAGAGCCGAAAGTCTACCCGCGCGTGCATTGCTCGCCAGACATTCTGGTAGAGCGCTCCGCGACATTCTTAACCGCTGGCCAAGTCGTGACAATGATCTGGTCGGAGCGCGATAAGGTTTTCAAGATGCCTGAGCCACGCAGCGAGGCTGTCGAGAAGTTGCGGCGACAACTACTGGCGCAACGCTGAGCTTTGTACGACTTTTCACCCGCGTACGCATTTCTCGTACACCACCAGAAACCGTACGCAAAGTTCCGCAGAAAGCCGGAAGAATGCCGCCAGGCAAGGCTCTGAGCGGGATAGTTCTGATGGAACAGGAATAAAGACGGGGTTGATCGCCCGTCATGCGCCCGATGCGTCGGGGGTCGCAATGGCAGCAGCCAGGAAGCAAAGGAGTGAAGCCGCTCCGCCCATTGGGTGCCTGGCTAGGGTGTTGCATGGACTGAGTAGTTGCATGCTGCCGGTCGCTCCACGAAACGGAGTGCTTTCGTTTATGCTGCCCGGTCCGAACTGGCATGGGTAAAGAGTACGGCGCAAAGAACCTTCCAGGAGGGCCGCCGTTAAATCGCACGTAGCAGCCTACCAAGGCGGCATAAACGAAGGTGAAACAGAGTCAGCAGCGCGCGCCGATAGGCGGGTATATGCCCATGCGGGCTGAGCGTGAATCCTTCACCCCTCCCCACGACGACACCCTCGTCGCTGCCCGCGCTGATGCGGGCTTTTTTTATTCTGGTGCGACCATGCCGCGCAAACCTAAGACGGCACCGGTCGAATGGCTTGAGATTCCCGTTTTCCCGATTCCGATTTATGCCGGCAAGGTCCTCTTGTGTGTAACTCGTGATGAATGGTCGAGCGTCGCGCATGCCTACGATAGCGACCCGGACACGGACGGATGCAAAGGGCTGGCGATTCGCCACCTGAACGACGACGGACGTACGTATGTGATCGGCGTCTTCGATGGCGCAACAGACACGTTTGTCCACGAGCTGGCACACACGGTATTTCATCTGCTGGGCGATGTCGGAATACCGGTTGAATCCGGCGAAGCGAATGAGGCGTTCACATATCTGATTGGCTGGCTAATGCGCGAGGTGTTTCCAGTATTCCTCGCCAGAACGAAAACTTAAGGGGAAAGCATGCCTATCGCGCGCCAGTACGACGAACGGTTAAAAGAGTTTGCCGACAGCCGCGAGGCCGAATTCCTCAGTGCTGTGCTGGAGCATGGTTCGCCCAATGCGGCGGCCAAAGCGCTCGGGAAGCATCACAGCACCGTCATTCGGGCGCTGGACAGTTTAGAAGCGCGCGCCGCACGCATGGGTTATGCGCCGGCCTACGACATGACGCGTCCATGCCCGCCGGGGTTCCGGTCGCGCGGCACGTCGACACTCGTCAAGGCTGACGGCTCCATTGCCATGCAATGGGTGAAGACGGAAGCCGACAAGTCACAAGACGAAGCGATTCTCCGCGAGTTTGCCCAATCGCTGGCGGATGGCGTGAAGGGCTTGGCACCGATTACGCCCGCGCCGGCGCACGTTGTTTCCGATCTGCTGTGTGTCTATCCTCAAGGTGACCCACACGTCGGTTTGCATAGCTGGTGGGCTGAAGCCGGAGAAGACTTCGACCTGAAGATTGCCGAACGCCTGATGTGCGCCGCGGTTGATCGACTCGTCGCAACCGCGCCAGCAGCCGAAACCGCCCTGCTCCTAAATTTAGGAGATATGTTCCATGCTGACAATCAGAAGAACGAAAGCCAGTCGGGACATAAATTAGACGTCGACGGACGCTGGGCAAAGGTTCAGCAGGTAGGATTGCGCGCGATGCTGCACTGTGTGCGCCGCCTGCTTGAAAAGCATAAGCGCGTGATTCTCCGCATCAACCGCGGCAATCACGACGGCCATTCGTCGTATGCGTTGGCGCTGATGATCTCGTGCTACTTCCACAATGAGCCGCGCGTGGAGGTCGACTTGTCACCCGCCGTCTGCTGGTATCACCAGTTCGGCGGCAACCTGATTGGATCGACGCACGGCGACACGATCAAAGGCCCGAATCTGCTGCCCGTCATGGCAGCGGACGTCCCCGAGATGTGGGGCGCAACAAAGCATCGCATGTGGTTCGTGGGTCACGTCCACCATCAGGACATCAAGGAATACCCGGGCGGCACGGTGGAGTACTTCCGCACGCTGGCCGCTCGTGATGCGTGGCACGCCGGGCAGGGATACCGCGCCGGACGCGACATGCGCCTGATTGTGCTGCACCGTGAGCACGGCGAGATCGAGCGGCACCGCGCAGACATTGGAATGCTGGAGGCGGCATGAAAGCGATGACCAGCGGCGAGAAGGTCGCCCAGCTTGAGGCGCGCATTGCAGAGTTGGAGCGCTTGGTTGGCATTCTGACGCGTGAGCGCGATTCGAAGCCGCCTGCGGTGTACGGACCGCTCGACAGGACGCCAACACTTCCGGGCTGGCCGATGGACCCAAAGCCGTTCGAGCCGGTATTCCCGCTGCCGGGAGCCATGCCAACGTGCGGTAAGTGCGGCATTACGCTGTCGCCGGTCATGGGCTATTGCTGCTCTCGCACTGATTGCCCGTGCGGGCTTGGCGGCGTCACTTGCACGACGACGGCATGATCACCCCCAACACTCTTTTCCTCGCCTACACCATATTTGTTGCGTGTTGTGTGATTGTGGCGGGGAGAGGTTAAACGCTTCCGGAGCGGCGCACCTTCACATTGATCGTGCGCTTTCCTGATGCGTCGACTGACGTGCTGGGCCGATCGAACTTTGCCGTGCGAGGGCGCTCCTGATTCAGCGTCTCCGCAGCTTGCGCCAGCGACTCCAGCGCGAACTGTTCCGGGTAAGTCATCTCGACGTCAGTAGTCTTGCCGTCGACCTCGCGCGAGCCGGCTATCAGGTAACGCAACCGGCGCTCGCTGATACCGATCGTGGTTGCAATCCAGAACTGAGATTTGCCGATGCGCTCGACCAGCTTGCGAACGGTTTCGGCGCGCGGGTCGTGGTTGTCTGAGTTAGGTGTCATAGCTTGCGGTAGATGATTGCTTCGGGATACGAGTTACGCAGGCAGCGCAAAGCGCTTTCTACGTCTCGCGGTTTGTTTGAATCGACGGTAATGGTGCAAACCAATTTGCCGTTGAGGAAGGCGCCGTAGGTGACCATGGCTCGCCTCAAAGAACGATGCTGGAGATTTCTGCTGCGCGCTTCGCGGCGGCGATCGCCTTATCTGCTGCGTGGGCTGCGGCACGTTGTGCATCGGCGATGAGTTCTTTTGCCTCGGCAACGGTGATCTTCTCGACGCCGTTGTGCGGGACAAACTTGTAGATCTGTGTGCCAGCCTTGTTGACGAGGATGTATGCGTCGGGTGCAAAGTCGCCGGGAGTGGCGATTGCAGCCTTTACGGTGAGGCTCAGGAAGCCAACCTTAACGGTTGCGCCGATGGACCAATCTTGCTTGCTCTTCGTGATCATTTCGTTTCTCCGGGTTCGCCTTCCACGTTGTGTGGCGGCATGTGTGAATCTTAGGTGAGGCACACTGTGCCGTCAAGCGTTATTTAGGATATTTGTGCCTCAGAATAACGAGCGGATACGGCACACATCGGCAAACACCCTGATTTTCCGGAAACTCCCCCATGAATGAGGTGCAGGTATGGCCCTTTGCGGAGCCAAAAACCGCAGCGGTCAGCCTTGCAAACGCCACGCAACGGTAGGAGCCAAGCGCTGCAAGTTGCACGGCGGCAACAACAAGCCGGCGAAGAAGGGTAACGCGTACGCATCCAAGCCTGGTTCGCTCTACAGCAAGTACCTAACCGACGACGAGCGCGCTATTGCCGCGTCGCTTGAACTCGGCGGCGTCGACGAAGAGTTGCGCCTTACCCGCATCCGCCTGATGCGCGCCCTGCAGCGTGAGGCCGACAAGGGCGACACACCGGAGCTTGACGAGCAGGTTGAGCGCGAAGGCGCCGAGAACGTCACGGCCAAGAGCGAGACCAAGTACAAGGTTCGCGACTACGTGACGATGATCGACCGGCTGACGGCTCGCGTCGAGTCCCTGGAGGCGCGTCGTGCTGTCCTGCTCCAGCAGCAGACGGACATCGAACTGAAGCGCAATGCTGATCGCCGCGCCGAAGAGATGCACGACATCGAGGCGCAGGTTAAGCGTCTTGATATCCAGCGCAAACAGAAAGAAGCCGCGCTGACGAATGTCGAGATCACGAACAACATCATGCCGGTTCCGACCGCTGACAGCGTCGATAGCTGGGAGCAGGTTGCATCGGCGCAGCAAGACAAGTCGCTGGGGCGGTAATGGCCTACAACGTCGTTTGGAAGCCGCTCCCTGGCTCGCAATCGCTGGCGCTGTCGTGTCCGTGCAATGAGATCCTGTACGAAGGGACTCGTGGGCCTGGCAAGACGGCTGCTCAGCTTGCCCGATTCCGTCGCAACGTTGGCCGCGGTTACGGCTCGTTCTGGCGCGGAATCATCTTCGACATCGAGTATAAGAACCTCGCCGACATCATCACGCAGAGCAAGCGGATGTTTCGCCTGTTCAACGATGGCGCTCGGTTTCTGTCGTCTGCATCCGAACTGAAGTGGGTTTGGCCCACTGGCGAGGAACTGCTGTTCCGGTTCGCGAAGGACGAGGACAAGTATTGGGACTATCACGGGCAGGAATTCCCGTTCATCGGCTTTAACGAGCTGACGAAGCAGACGAGTAGCGCCTTTTACGAGGCGATCATGTCGTGCTTGCGGTCGTCTTTTAGGCCGCAGGACTATCCGCGCCCAGATGGCTCGCTGTTGCCGAATATCCCGCTTGAGATGTTCAGCACGAGCAACCCGTTTGGCGTCGGACATGCGTGGGTGAAGAAGCGTTTCATCGAACCAGTGCCGCGCGGTCGCGTTCTGCGTACGAAGCAGGTTGTGTTCAACCCGCAGACGAAGCAGGACGAGGAAATTACCCTCACTCGCGTGGCGATTCACGGCAGTTACAAGGAAAACCCGTTCCTTGACCCGGTGTACGTCGCGACGCTGATGAATATCCGCGATCCGAACAGGCGCAAGGCTTGGGTAGAAGGATCGTGGGATGTGACGAGCGGCGGACGGTTCGACCATCTCTGGCGCGAATCGACGCACGTCATCAAGCCGTTTCAGATTCCGGCATCGTGGCACGTCGATCGTTCGCACGACTGGGGCGAATCGAAGCCATTTGCCAATCTCTGGTGGGCGGAATCAGATGGTTCGGCTGTCGCGATAAACGGTCGGCATCGCGTATTCCCCAAGGGGACGCTGTTCCTGATCGGCGAATGGTACGGTTGCCCTCCCGGTGAGTTGAATACTGGCCTGAATATGTCGTCTACGGACGTCGCAAAGGGCGTCAGGTGGATCGATGCACGTCTGGCTGGTCAAACTGCGGAGATGCCGGCGAGCTTGAATCAAGGCCAGGTCAATATCATGCCCGGCCTGTGCTCGAAGGTGGCGCCCGGCCCTGCCGATTCGTCAATCTTCAACACTGGCGACCATGAGTTGTCTATCGCCGAGAAGATGAGAAAGCAGGGCGTGTCGTGGCGCGAGTCTGACAAGCGTCCTGGCAGCCGCAAAAACGGCGCATCGCTCTTCTGCGACATGCTCGAAGCGGCGCTCAACGGGCAAGTATCCGAATCCGGCCAGCCGGAGGAGCCCGCTTTCTACGTTTTTGAGCATTGCCGCGGATGGATCAGCCGAATCCCGATTCTGCCGCGCGACTCGAAAGACCCTGACGACGTCGATACCAGCGCCGAAGACCACGATTGGGACGCGACGCGTTATCGAGTCCTAGTCAAGCGCGGTACTGCATCGCATCAGGCAAGCGTCCCCCACATGCACAGGTGACACATGGCAATCAAGATCAATCCCGCGCACAAGGGCGACCTTCACCGCGCGCTGGGCATCCCGCAAGACAAGCCGATTCCGGCGAAGAAACTGGAGTCGGCAACGAAATCCAGCAACGAACACGTACGCCAGATGGCGGATTTTGCAAAGAACGCACGCGGCTTCAAACACGGAAAGTAAATGCTGAAGACACTCCAGAAGTCGCTGCCGCAGGACAAGGACTTCCCGGAGCGCACATTCCGCGTCCAGATGCTGCAGCGCGTGCTGAACGGCACGCTATACGACGAACTGCCGCACGCTTTCCATGAGGAAAAGACGGACGCGGATGAATATGTTCCCCTGCGTGATCGGCGCCCATGCGTCAAGACGAACCTCTGCCGCACGGTAGTGGACGATTCGGTCGCGTTGCTGTTCGCCGAAGGCCATTTCCCTTCTGTCGAGATTGAGGGTGCTGATCGCAAGGCCGCACTCGCGAAGTTGCTCAAAGAGATTCGCCTCAATGAGGTGATGATCAATGCGGCGACGCGCGGCTCAGTCGGCTCGGTCGCGGTCCAGTTCAAGGTGCTCCAGAAGCGCGTCTTTCTGGACGTGCTGGATACGGACTATCTGACGCCGAAGTGGAATCCGGAAGCGCCCGACACGCTGCTTTCCGTGACCGAGAAGTACAAGGTCAAAGGTTCCGCTCTCGCCGAACAGGGTTACACGATCAAAACGGACGAGTTGGGCGCATCGTTCTGGTTTCAGCGCGTGTGGGACGAAAACGCGGAAACGTGGTTCACGCCATGGAAGGTGGCTGACGAAAACCAGACGCCCGTGGTTGACAACGGCAAGACGGTCAAGCACGAATTAGGCTTCGTGCCGATCGTGTGGATTCGCAATCTACCCGGCGGTGACGCGGTGGATGGTCTGCCGACATTTCCCAATGAGGCAATCGAGACGCAGATCGAGATCGACTATCAGCTTTCGCAGGCTGGGCGCGGGCTGAAGTACACATCCGATCCGACGTTGCTCATCAAGGAACCGGCATTCGGCGGAGAAGGCCCGACCGTTAAGGGCGCAGCCAATGCAATCAAGGTCAGCGAGAACGGCGACGCGAAGTTGCTGGAAATCAATGGCACGGGCGCCGCTGCTGTACTCGAATACGTCAAGCATCTGCGTGAAATCGCGCTCGAGACGATGCACGGCAACCGGACGAGTCCCGAGAAGATGGCGACGGCGCAGTCTGGCCGGGCGATGGAAATGATGCAAATGGGCCTGGTATGGCTGGCTGACCGGCTCCGCATCTCATACGGCGAGTACGCGATTCTCGAAATCGTTTCGATGATCGCAAAGGCGTCGAAGAAGTTCAAACTCACGTTCAAGAATGGCGAGAAAGTCGGCGATTTCGATCCTGCCAAAGACGCATCACTGCGCTGGCCGGCATGGCACGCACCGACCGTCTCCGATCTGCAGACGATGGCGAATACGCTGCGCACGCTTTGTGATGCCGGCCTGATGTCCCGCGAAACGGCAATCAAGGTGCTGGCTGATGCATACGACATCGAGGACGCCGCAGCAGAGAAGGCGCTCGCAGATGCCGACATGGCCGAAAGAAACGCCGACGCTCAGAAGAAGGTCGCGATCAACGAATAACCGCATTACCCCGGCTTGATGCCGGACGTCAAACCAGGCCGCTCGATGCGGCCTTTTTCTTTTGTGAGGGCTAGATGCCTAACCTGCTTCGCCAGTTGATGCTGCAAAACCGTCTGATGTCGCCTGAAGGTGACGATGGCGGCGGCGGTCCGCCCGCAACGCCTCCGACTACCCCGCCGATCCAGGGCAAAGAGACGTTCTCCCGCGAATACGTGCAGGAACTCCGGCAGGAAAACGCCAGTTACCGCACCCGCGCCATCGAAGCAGAACGCAAGGCTCAGGAAGCCGAGACGAAAGCGACGAAGGCTGCGGAAGAGGCTGAAGCCAGGGCAAAGAAAGCCTCGGACGATGCTGACGCGAAGGTGAGGGAGAGCCACACCGCATCCGAGCAGCGGATCATCCGCGCCGAACTCAAGGCAGAAGCCCTGAAGGCCGGCATGGTGGATCTGGACGGCCTGAAACTGGCCGACCTGTCGAGCATCAAGATCGACGACAAGGGTGAAGTAACGGGCGCTACCGAACTGATGGCGGCGCTCAAGGAATCGAAGCCGTATCTCTTTAAGGAAGCGTCCAGCTCAAGCAGCACGCAAACGCCCCCTCCGAAAGAAAAAGCCAAGCCTTTCGACGCGCGCACCGCGACGCCGGAAGAGCGAGCAGCCAAGGCCCGCGAGATGGGCCTGCACATCAAGCAGTAACCGCATTAGCAACGCCCCGTGAGTCCTGACGACGAGGGGAAGCGAAAGCAATTTCCCTTTTCCGATAGGACTCACTCATCATGGCATTGAACAATCTGCCGGCAGCGCTGCAAAGCGTTATTCAAACCGGCTTCCTTGAGCATCAATTCGGTCTCCCGCTGAAGGCCAAGCTCGGCTTCCGCGCGATCGCTGACCGCGTGCCGTTCACGGCGAACATCGGTGAAACGATCACCAAGACGCGTACCGGTCTGCTTCAGGCTGTCACCACGCCGATGGCGCCGGCCGCAAACAGCGACATCACGTCGGGCCTCACGCCGCAGAACTACTCGATCGAGCAGTACATTCTCTCGGTCGCGCAGTACGCTGCGAACATGCAACTGAACATCGTGACGCAGAAGGTTGCGATCTCGGATCTGTTCCTGCGCAACGCATACGCGCTCGGCGAACAGGCTTTCCGCTCGGTCGACACGATCGCCCAGCAAGCACTGTTCAACACGTACCTCGGCGGCAACACGCGCGTTCGCACGACCCTGGGTGCGCCGGCTGCGACGATCAACGTCGACGACATCCGCGGCTTCCAGCAAACGCTGAACAGCGCCGGTCAGGTCGTCGCTGTGTCGGGTTCGAATCCGGTCAACGTGACGGTCGGCTCGAACGTCTACTCGCTAACGGGCTTCGCTGCTGACGGCTCGAACGTGTCGACGACGCCTGGCGGTGTTTCTGGCACGCTGACGTTCTCTGGCAACGTGACGGTGGCTGACGGCACGGCGCTCAACGCTGTCGTGTCGGCGGTCGCCCCGTACGTGATCCGTCCGAGCCTGACGTCGAACAACACGATGGCCGCGACGACTGCCGCTATCTCGGCGACGAACGACATCAACAGCGGTCGCCTGACCATGCAGATGGTCCTGCAAGCCAAGGCCACGATGCAGGCCAACGCTGTGCCGGTCGTGGACGCAACGGGCATGTATCACCTGTACGTCGACCCGATGCAGGCTACCGGTCTGTACGCTGACCCGGCATTCCAGCAGTTCTTCCGCGGTCAGATCACCAGCGAAGAATACCGCCAAGGCGTGATCGCCGAAATGCTCGGCGTTCGCATCGAGGAAACCAACCTCAACCCGGTGCAGACGCTGGCTGGGGTGGGCACGGTTCGCCGCGGTCTGCTGGTCGGTCAGGGCGCACTCGTCGAAGGCCAGTTCACCAACGAAGCCTACAGCGAAGCACTCGCGACGGTCGACAAGGATGAGCTGATCACCATCATCGAAGGCATCGCGCACGTGACCCGCGAACCGCTCGACGCGCTCAAGCAGGTTGTGACGCAGACGTGGTCGTACATCGGCGGCTTTGTTGTTCCGACGGATGTAACGACGAACCCCAACACGATCCCGACCGCGACGAACTCGGCGGCCAAGCGCGGCATCATGTTGGAATCGCTGTAATTGGCGACGCGGGAGGGTTCGCCCTCCCGTTTTTCTGAGGACATGTATGGCTCGCAAACCCAATGCCCTGCCCGTCGCTGACGAGGGCGAAGCCGAACAGAAACCAGTCAAGTATGTGCTGAAGCGAAACGCCGGCTTGATTCTGGATGGACGTCAGAACCTGTTTTTCCCCGCTGGCACCGTATTCGATGCTGAGAGTGACGCGCCGATGATTTCCGCGCTCTTTCAACTCGGCGAAATTCTTGAGCAACAGTAAATGCCATTCACACCGTACGTTTTCACGTCCGCGCAGTTGGTGGATATCCGCAGACATACCGGGTATCCAGCGTATGGCGATGGTGCTGTCGTGTTCCCGGCGCCATGGCTGCAGCGCAACTATCTGGCGCTCGAATACCGCCTGCAGCACATGAGCACGGACGAGGGAAGCGTGGTGGTGAATACGTACCTGGCGAATCTGACGACGCTGGAAAACGCCATCCCGACGACGAGCGACAACCTCGACACCGATCAGGCTGCGGTATGGACCCACAACAAAAACGAACTTCGCGATAGAGAGGCGCTGTTCGATTCGTGGCGCCGACGCCTGTGTAACTTCCTGGGCGTGCCGCGAGGCCCTCAGTTCGGCGGGCCCTCGAATAGTCTGGTGGTTTGATGGATGCAGCGAAACTGCAGGCGAAGGTCTGGAAGGGCTATAGCCTTGCCGCCAAACGCATCGGCCCCGCCTACAACCTATTCCGCCCGATCGCCGCGATCAACCCGTTCTCAAACGGCCCAATCGCAACGCTGAACGCCTCGTTCAATGCCGAGGACATGACTTACGGCAGGCCGAACAAGTACGGCAAGCCGACGTGGTTTGCGTTGGTTGACGGATCGCAGACGCAGGTCGGCGACTACCTCAGCAACAACGATCAGACGTTCTTCATCGCGGCAATGCAACCGATCCTTCCGATTCTGGCGGTCGACTGTAATCGGACGATCAATGTTTTGAGGCCGCAGCAGCAATCCGGATTCGGCGCACAGCCTTACGGCGGCGACACCGCTGCCGGCGAGACTGCGCTGATGACTGGCTGGCCCGCTTCAGTGCTTCAAGGCACGAAGGGCGAGAAGAATGAAGTCAATTTGCCTGGTGACGTGCGTAATCCGTGGTGGCAGATCCTGATGCCGGCATTCCCCGGCGTCGTTATCGGCACCGCGGACATTCTGACGGACGATTTGCAACGACGCTACTCCGTCTCGAGCGCTGAAGCCACAGATTTGGGGTGGCGAATCACAGCGATGCAGGCCCAGACATGATGGATACACGCAATGGCTGATATCGGCGACGTCTACGACTCAGTTTCGGCGCTGATTGCCGGCGTGATCTACCCGAACGGCACAAGTCAGCCCCCCGTCAACGGCATTCAGACGCGCATTTATGGCGGCTGGCCCGTCAAGGCGCAACTCGATGCTGACCTCCTGGCAGGCAACGCACATATCACGGTCTACGGACGCGAATCCCGCAACACGACGCGTTATCAGACAGTCCCGCTTGACATCGCCGTCACGCCTCCGACGCTCACGCTGACGATCAACGCAAACACGGTCACGGTCGACGGCACGGTTGCGGCGGGCGTGAATACAGCCATTCTCGCCGGCACGAAGGCGTATCTCTACCAGACCGTCGCGAACGACACGCCGAGCACGATCGCAGCGGCTCTTGCGACCCTGATCAACGCCGATTTCCCCGGCACATCGGCGACTGGTCCAGTAATCACCCTCCCTGCTACCGCGACCATTGCCGCGGCGCGCGTCGGCGGAAGCGGCTCGCAAGTCACCGAGGTTGGCCGCGTCGAGCAGGTATTTCAGATCACCATCTGGACCAACACGCCCGCCAATCGCAAGTCGATCGCTAGCCTGATCGTGCCGCAACTGATGAATAGCCGCTTTCTGACGCTGGCTGACGGCAGCGCAGCACGGATGATCCTGCAAGGCCAGCGCGACGATGACATGCCGCAGAAAGAACTGCTGTATCGCCGCGACATCATGGCGAAGATCGAATACGCCGAGACGATCACGAACACCTCAACGACGGTTGTCGACATCGTCGAGAACATCGCTGTCGGCGTGAATGGCTACAACGGCGGCACTTACCCGAACACGACCACCATCAACATTTGAGGCGCACATGGAATTCCATCTGACCGTCGTCGAGCCATTCGGCGGCTACAAGAAAGGCGACGAAATCACCGATCCGGAGAAAGTCGCCGAGATCCTGTCCGGCGAGAACGAGCATCACGTCGTCAAGCGCGTCGCCGAATAAATCCCCTCCCCGCTTCGCCCGAAGGCCTGCCATTGCGCGGGCCTTTTTTATTGGCCTTTGGCCCAATCACTCTGTGAGAAACCATGAATCAACTGACATTCGAAAATCAGCCGATGACGCTCATCGAACACGACGGGCGCCTGTGGTTGAAGTCTGCCGATATAGCCAGGGCACTCGGATATGCGCGGACAGACAAACTGACGCGCGTCTATGACCGGCATGAATCGGAATTTACCGGTTCGATGACGTGTGTTGTCGAGACCCCCACTTTGGGGTTCCCGAACCTGACGTCAGAAACCCGCATGTTCAGCCTCCGCGGCGCTCATTTGCTTGGCATGTTTGCGCGCACGGCGAACGGCATGAAGTTCCGCAAGTGGGTGCTAGACCAACTTGACGCGATTGAGGAGCAGCGCGTCGCCAATCGCTCGCTGATGTCGGAGTGGTACGACGCGAAAGCCGCGCTCGACAACCAGAACAGGTTTGCAAGTCTGTGCGGTCGCGGTCTGAATGACCACAAACGGCAAAAGCCGCCGCTTATGCAGCGAATAGCGCTGATCGCAGAAAAGATACAGCCCTCCCTCTCGTTTTCTTAGCCCGCTTCGGCGGGCTTTTTCTTTTGGAGCCCCCACGATGACCCAAATTGTCCAATACGGACAGGTCAACACGACAGCGCTGATCGTTCCAGACCTGATCGTGCAGATCATTGCGCCCCAGGTCGCACAGCTTAACGGCGTGCCCACGAACGTAGCCGGTTTTGTTGGCACGGCGACGTGGGGCCCGGTTAATTCGCCGACCATCGTCGGCAGCATGGCGGATTACGCGCGCAACTTCGGCGCAATCCAGAACCGCCTGTACGACATGGGCACGGCAGTCGCTGCCGCTGTCCTGCAAGGCGCGAACAACTTCCGCTGTGTCCGCGTGACGGACGGCACGGATACGGCTGCTTCGATCCTGGTTCAGTCGACCTGCATCACGTTCACATCGAAGTACACGGGCACGCTCGGTAACTCGACGCAAGTGCAGATTGCCACCGGGTCCGCAGCGAACACCTTCAAAGCGATCGTTTCGATGCCCGGTCAAACGCCGGAAGTGTTCGACAACATCGGCGGTACGGCTAACGCGCTGTGGGTCAACATGGCTGCAGCGATCAACGGCGGCCAGGTCGGTGCGCGCGGCCCCTCGCAACTGATCGTTGCAACCGCTGGCGCAGGCACGACGGCGCCGACGCCTGCGACCTACACGCTGGCAAGCGGTACGGATGGCGCAACCACGATCACGGGCTCGGTTCTCATCGGCCAGGACACGCTTCCTCGCAAGGGCATGTACGCACTTCGCGGCACGGGCGCATCGGTTGCCGCTCTCGTCGACTGCTCGGACACGACGACGTTCTCAACGCAGGTCTCGTATGGCCTGTCCGAGGGCACGTACATGATCGGCGTCTCGCCGGTTGGCGACACGATCACCAACGCCGTGACGGTCAAGGCAACGGCCGGCATCGATTCGTATGCGTTCAAGTACATGTTCGGCGACTGGGTCTACTTCCTCGATCCCGTTAATGGCGGCACGCGACTGATCTCGCCGCAGGGTTACGTGGTCGGCGTGCTGGCGAACCTCGCTCCGCAAAACTCGTCGTTGAACAAGCAACTGTATGGCGTGGTCGGCACGCAGAAGTCGTATCAGAACCAGCAGTACTCGAGCGCGGAGCTTCAAACGCTGGCTCAGGCCGGTATCGACGTCATCACGAACCCGATCCCAGCTGGCAATCAGTTCGGCTGCCGCATCGGTCACAACAGTTCGTCGGACAGCACCCGCAACGGCGACAACTACACGCGGATGACCAATTACCTCGCGGCCACGACGGCGCAGGGCATGGGCATCTACGACGGGCGCCTGCAATCGGTGCAGCCGACCGATCCGCTGCGTCGTGCAGTCAAGGCCACGCTGGACAACTTCTATCTGAACCTGCAGCAGCAAGGCCAGATCGACGACTTCACGGTCCAGTGCGACCTGAACAACAACCCGGCATCGCGCATCGCGCTTGGCTACCTGCAAGCCGATGTCCGCGTGCGCTACCTAGCTGTCGCCGAAAAGATCCTGATCAACCAGGAAGGCGGCCAGTCCGTGACGATCTCGCGCCAGCAAGTCGCTTCGTTCTAACCTGGAGAAAACATGGCAATCGGCCCTTTCAATACCGGGCGGGACGTAGTGCTTGACGTGACGACCCCGACCGGCCCGCTGCGCCTACCCACGACGACCACGTCATGGGAAGCCAAGCCGAAGTACAAGGAAATCGAGTCGGTCTCGATCAGTGGCGAGAACAACCACGCGTCTATTCCTATCGGCTGGACCGGGACTATCGGTCTGGACCGCACGGATAACTCGGTGGATGCTTTCTTCGCCACGCTTGAGGCGAACTACTACGCCGGCATCAACATCGGCTACGCGACGATCACCGAGACGATCTCGGAAGGCAATGGCTCGGTGAGCCAGTACCGCTACACGAAAGTGTCGCTGCGCCTCGAGGAGCACGGCAAGTTCGTCGGTGATGACCGCGTGCAAGTGACGATCGGCTTCTCGGCGTCGCGTCGCGTCCCGCTGTAATGCTTCAAAGACCGCAGATAGGCCGGCCAGCCGACAAGCACGCTTCCCGGGCGTGTTTCTGTGGTCCCCGCACCCGGGTATCTGCGGGAGATATCCCTAAATGACGAAGAAACCAACGCTGGAACTGAATGCGGCAACGGTCGAGCAGCCCGCTCCGATCGCCGACAATCTAATCACCGACGCAAAAGGTCGCGTGCTGAAGGTGGTCGAGCCTGACATCCTGGCGGAAAGCCGACTGATGCGCCTGGTCGGCCCCGAAGCGGCGCTGAATCCGGCCTACATGCGTCTGTACGTGCTGCCGGCCGTCTCGGTAGTCGAGATCGACGGCGAGGAAATGCCGTTTCCGATGAGCCAGCGTGAAGTCGACGCGGCAATCAAGCGACTCGATCACGATGGCATCAACGCTGTCATCCAGTATCAGGCGAAAAAGCGCAAGGACGAAGAAGACGCGGCAGTAAAAAACTAGCGCGGAACCCTGCTTTTCAGGAAGCCTGCTGGCTGATGAAGAATGGGGTTCCGTTTCATAGCGCGTTCGGCATGCCGGCGTCGCGTGACTGGCGGATCGACAAGATCGAGCGTCGCGCGATGGCAATCACGTTCTCGTGCTTTAACGGTGCGGAATACGACTGGGAAGCGATGCGCTTCAAGGATCCGCCGAGATGAAATTCAACAGTTTCAGCGCCTTCGCCAATCATCTTCAGAAACTCGCTGTGACGACGCCGGAAGTGACGCATGAGATGGTGAAGTCCGGCGCCAAAGAGATCGAGGATACGGCGAAGGGCATGATCGGGTTCTATCAGACCGACATCGCGCCTTATCCGACTTGGGCGCCGCTAAGCGAGAAGTACGAAGCCGCCAAGGTTGCGGCTGGATTTGAGCCGGATGCACCATTGCTGCGGACTGGCGAAATGCAGAAGAGCATCAGATCGACCGCTGAACGCAACGAGGCGGCGACGGGCTCGAATGACAAGGTGCTGGAGTATCACGAGTTCGGCACGCCGAATATGCCGCCGCGCCCTGTTCTCGGTCCTGCGGCACATCACAGTACGCCACGAATCATCTCCAGCATGGCTGCGACGACGTTTTATTTCCTCTCCGGGAAGGGCTGGCGCGCTCAGCTACGCCGGAAGTAGAAGAACAGAAACACGATGGCGAGCACAGCAAGATAGACGCCAATGTATGGCACAAACAGCAGCATCGACGGCATGAACAGCGCACACAGTTTCGGTATGTGCGGTCGTGTTGCCCAGCGTGCCTTCCAGCCGTGAGCATGACCGCTCAGGCTTTTCACATTCGGCTTCGGGTACTGAATAAAGCTGACGCGATCCGCCAGCCATTCGTGGATTCGGTAGGCGATGCCCATAGAAACTCCAGTAAGTTATTGAGTATACGACGGAAATGATCAACGTCTACGAAATCGGCACGACGCTCAAGCTGAATGACCTGATCACGCCGCAACTGCTCAAGTTGTCGGACGAGTTCCGCAAGGTCGATGCGATCGCACTGCAGATCAACAAGCGCCTGAAGTCGATGGGCGCCGAGATCGTAGGCATTCGGAATCTTGCGGGCGCAACGAAAGGCCTGGCCGCCAGCATGAAAGCGATCAAGGACGAGTCGGCGCTGGCAGAAAAGAATCTGTTTGCGCTGCGCATGGCGTTGCCCAGTGGCGGTCTCGGACTCGAAGCCGAACTGATCGCGGCGAACGTGCAGGCTCGCACGCTGCGCGACGCTGGCTGGCATTCGTGGCGGCGGCCGCTTGCCTCCCGGTGGCGGCGGTGGTCATCTGCCGTCTCCTGGCGGTGCGGGTGGCGGTCGTCGCGGTGGCGGTCACATTCACGGCGGCAACATCCATGTTGGCTCAGGCGGAATCGGTATCGGCGGAATCGGCATGGGACTGATGAGCGATGCTCTGATCCCGCTCGGCGCGGGCATGGTCACCTACTACGTCGGCAAGCAGTTCTACGAAGGCGCGAAGGACTATCAGGACGCCTTCATGCGCTTCAAATCGCTGAATCTCGGCGATCAGGTCAATGCTGAGGCTGACAAGTTCGTCAAGGCGACGAAAGTCTACGGCGTCTCGCAGACCGAACTGATGAAGGCGCTGGGCGAATCGGTTGGCCTGTTCGGTTCGTTCGATGAGGCGAAGAAGTTCACGCCCGACCTGCTGACGCTCGGTAAGGCCAACTCGGCGGTATTCGGCGACAAGAACGGGCATCTCGACGATGAGGGGTTGAAAAGCCTGCTCAAGTTCATCGATCGCCGCGGTGGATTCAAGGACGAAGCGACATTCAAGCGCAATCTTGACCTCGCAGAAAAGATGGTCACAGGCTCATCCGGGTTCTTGAAGTTTAACGACCTCGGCGCATTCTCCCAGAACGCAGGCACGGCATTCCGCACGCTTTCCGATGAGGGTTTGCTGGAAATGGAGGGCCTGCTGATCGAACAAGGCGGCCAGAAAGCGGGTACGGCGTGGATGAGCCTGTATCAGAACCTGGTCGCTGGCCGCACGCCGAAAAAGACGATGGGTCTGCTGCAAGACCTTGGTCTCGGGACGCTCCAGATGCAGGAGCATGGTTCTGTCGGCGGCAAGCCCCTGAAGTCTCTTGTCATGGCGGATATCAAGGAGTCCGCGCTACTCCAGTCGAATCCGCCAAAGTGGATGCGCGACGTTCTGATCCCGACCATGCAGGCGCATGGGATTACGTCAGAGGCTCAGCAGTTGAAAGCGGTGAACGACATTCTGTCGAACCGTACAGCGTCTGGTCAGGGTTCCATCATGACGACGCAGCAGTTCCAGCTTTTGCGGGACTTTCACCTTGCCAGGGGCGCTATGGGCGCAGACAAGGTGTCCGGCATGTTCAAGGACTCCGCATCGGGCGCTGAAGCCGATTTCGACGCTGCGTGGACGGATTTCAAGAAGCAGTTCGGCACTACGATGCTGCCACAGATCACGAGCATGCTGAAGACCGGAACAGACCTGCTGCGCTCGCTGGCAAGCATCACGGAAAGCGAGAACTTCAAGTCGTTCATGAGTTTCGCATCAAAGGTCAACGGCACCTTCGGCTGGCTGCCAAAGCAGTTTTTCGGCTCAGCCAATGCGGCTGAACCCGGACAAAGCCCGAACGTTAAGACGGGCACGCCACAGCCTTTCAAGCTGAGTACGACTATCAACCTCGACGGCAGAAAGATCGGCGAGGCGGCGACGGACTACATCCTGAATGGCATGGGCAAGCCCCAATCCACCAGTTCCGGCTTCGATTTCACACGCGCAGCACCGCCAATCGGCCACTCTTTCGCACGCTAAATGGCAACCAATCTCTCTCTCGGCGATGTCCTGTTCGCGGATCTCGAAATCCCTGAACACATCACGTTCGGCGGCGAACAGCGGCTGACGGTGCATGAACTGGTCGGCGGCACGCGCATTATCGACGCGATGGGCCGCTCGGACATGCCGCTTGACTGGTCGGGCTGGTTCATGGGTCAGAATGCGCTGGCTCGTGCGCAATATCTCGAGGCGCAGCGCATCGCCGGCACATCGGTGCCGCTGGTCTGGTCCGAACTGTTCTACGACGTTGTCATCCAGCGATTCGAGGCGGATTTCCAGCGCGAGTGGATGATCCCTTATCGGATCACCTGCGTTGTGGTTGCGAATCATGCGCAGCCGCAGACGTCGCTTGCTGGACCGTCGATCAACGACCTGATGGCGTCGGACCTGTCGAGCGCCAACCTGCTTGCGAGCCAGATCGGCAATAGCACGCTGACCGGTCTGATGGGCACGGTCAATTCGGCTATCTCCACAGTATCGAGCTTCGCCAGCGCTACGGCCAGCACGATCAATAGCGTTCTTCAGCCGATCAATGCGGTACAGCAGCAGGTTGCGACGCTGATCGGGCAAGCGGCAAACACGATGGCGAACGTGACGACACTGGGCGGCATCCTGCCAAATAACCCGATCTCGACATCGGTGGCGAACATCGCGGCACAAGTCACGGCGTATCAGCAATCTCCCCTGCTCTACAACCTCCAGTCCGTCATGGGGCGTATGTCGATCAACCTCGGCAACGTCACAGGTGCGACGCAGCAGATCACGACGGCTGGCGGCAACCTGATGGATCTGGCCGCCAAGGTCTACGGCAAGGCTGAAGCATGGACGGGCATTGCAAAGGCTAACGGCCTGAGAGATCCCGTTGTGCAGGGCGTTCAAACACTCAACATTCCGGTCACGCCGGATAACAGCGGCGGCGTCCTGACTTCATGACGACACTCAACATCGTTCCTGCGGTCGCCTCCGCACGGCAGCCGCGCGGCATGGTGTTGCTGGGCGACCCGAATCAGCCTGGCACGTCGGTTCCGTGGATCGACTGGGACGTCGAGCAGAACGCGTGGCATTCGGCCAGCACGTTTCGCATGCGCCTGCCTATCTCTGCGCTGAGCGCTCCAATTGATCTGAATTACGTGCTCGGCACAAACCCGATCCAGGCGCAGATCTTCGCAGGCTTTCCGGGCAACCCCGATAGCTACGGAACAGCCGATCTCCAGCAACTCATCACGGGCAACGTCGACCAGATCCAGTTTGGGCCGGCGAGGCGCTGGATTGAACTGAGCGGACGCGATTACACGTCGCTGCTGATCGATGCGAAAACGTTCGACCGCTGGACCAACCAGACGGCGAGCGAGATTGCGGCGACGCTGGCGAATCGTCATGGTCTGAAGCCGCAAGTTACTGCGACGACGGGCGCAGTCGGCAAGATCTACGAAATCGACAAGATCCACGATCGGCACGGCAGCACCGAATGGGAATTGCTCACGTGGCTGGCAGGCATCTATGACTTCGTGGTCTATGTGCAGGGCATGACGCTGTACTTCGGGCCGAAGCCTGACCCGACGACGGCGACGCCCTACGCGCTCCAGTGGAAGAACCCGGATGCGCTGACGACTACGACGTTCCAGGGCAATGTGCTCGACATGTCGTTCTCACGCACGCTGACGGTCGGAAAGGGTGTGACGGTTCAGGTTCACAGCTTAAATCACAAGCAGAAAACCGGATTCACCGTCACTTATCCCGAAAGCAAAGCCAAGGGAATCAAGCCCGGTTCGGCGACCGCGCCCGCTCAGGTCTACAGCTACATCATCGCCAATCTGACGCAGCAGGATGCACAGCAGCGCGCGAAACAGATCTACGACGACATCATCCACCACGAACTCAAGATGAGCGCCGAACTGCCAGGCGACAACATTTTGACGCCAAACACGATGGTGAGTGTTTCCGGGACCGAAACACCATTCGACACGATGTATTACGTTGAATCCGTCAGTCGGCGCATGAGCATCGATTCAGGTTATTCAATGTCGATGCGCGGCAAGAATCACTCGCTCGACACTACAGTCATTCCATGATCGACAACCTTCTCAACCAGATACGCGCTCACGCCCAGATGGCCCAGGGCGAGAAGACGACGCATCGGGTCGGCCAGGTGACGGCATATGACCCAAGCAAGTATTCGGTCAAGGTCAAGATGTGGCCGGACACGCAGGAATCGCTGGGCTGGATTCCGCTTGCGTCGACCTACATCGGGAATGGATGGGGACTCGTCGCGGGGCCATCCATCGGCGATCAGGTGATGATCGCATTCGATCGCGAGGATCAGGATGCGGGCGTCGTGGTTGGCAGGTTCTTCACGGATGTGGAGCAGCCCCCGGCCGCCCCATCCGGGGACTTCTGGCTGGTGCATAAGTCGGGCTCGCTGCTGAAGTTTCACGGCGATGGCTCGGTCGAATTGACAGCCAATGCGACACTGACCTACCGCGCCGCTCAGCATCACTTCATTGGGCCTGTGCAGATGGATGCCACCCTCAACGTGAATCAGGCGATCAGCGGCGAGGGAGGAATGTCGATCTCTGGCGACAACGGCAGCGGCCACGCGTCGACCGTCACTGGCAACACGAACTTTGTCGGCGGTGTGACCGCAAACGGTCACGACATCGGCAGCACGCATCAGCACATCAATTCAGGCGGCTCTGGCCTCGGTGGGGTTCCGCAATGACAACGCAATCTCTCAATGACCTGAATCAGTTGTGGTCCCAGGATATCGTCCCGAGCCCGACTGGCGATCTCGGCATAGCAACCGACGCGACCCGCAGCCAGCAGCGCGTCATCCGGCGCCTGTTGACAAACCCGCTTGACGCGAACGGACCTCCTGACTATCCGCTCCATCCTACCTACGGCGCAGGACTAGCCCGGTACGTCGGCCAAAACGTCGACCTCGCCAAGATGCGCACGCTGATCCGCGGGCAGATGCTGCTCGAGGATTCTGTCTCGAAGAATCCGCAGCCGCAAGTCACCGTGAAGCTGGTTGATCCGACAACCCTATCCGTCTACATCAGGTACACCGTCGCCGGGTCGGGATCGCCAGCCGTCTTGCAATTCAACGTCAATAACTGACGCATCGACATTCAATCTGAGCCACCTTCGGGTGGCTTTTTGCATTTCAGGACGCTATGGCATCGATCAACCAATGGAGTTTGAGCCAGGCGATCGGCAACATGGTCGCGTCTACGCAGGCCAAGGCAAAGGTTCTGCTCGACTTCACCGTTGGCTCGGTCAATCTGGCGATCATTGAGGCCGTCGCTCAGGTGGTGATCTGGCTTGAGGGCTTAATCCTCACGCTGCTCGCTGTCACGCGAGCCGCAACGTCGAGTGGCTCCGATCTTGACTCGTGGATGGCGGATTACGGCCTGACGCGGCTTGCGGCTACCTCGTCGACCGGGCAAGTCACCTTCTCACGATTCACGCCGACGTATCAGGCGGTCGTGCCAGTCGGAACTGTTGTGCAAACGGCGGACGGGACGCAGCAATTCACCGTCATCGCCGATACGACGCAGACGGCCTACAACGCGACGCTCGGCGGCTATGTCATCGCTGCGGGCATCTCTGGCGCCGTCGCAACAGTCCAGGCGGTCAACGCCGGCACGCAGACCAACGTCCTCGCCAATACGGTCACGACGCTGACGCAGGCGGTGCAATACGTCGATACGGTCACGAACGCAAATCCGTTCGCTAACGCCGTCGACACCGAGACTGACACTGCGTTTCGGGCGCGGTTCGTCACTTACATCAACTCACTGTCGAAGGCGACGAAAAGCGCAGTCGGCAATGCGATCCTCGCGGTTCAGCAAGGACTGTCCTATGTGCTGGTGGAAAACCAGACGTATGGCGGTGCCACGCAAATGGGCTACTTCTACGCCGTCGTCGCACTGAATGGCGCGGTGCCCGGATCGACGCTACTCAATTCGATCGCCAATGCGGTCGACGCGGTTCGGCCAATTACCTCGACGTTTGGCGTGTTCGCCGCTGCTACCGTCAACGCGAATATCGCGATGACTATCACGACGTCGTCCGGTTACACACATTCGGCAGTGGTCACGCAGGTTCAGACGGCTCTGCAAAGCTACATCGCCACGCTGGGCATCGGTCAGACGTTGGCCTATACCCGCCTCGCGCAAGTCGCGTATGACGCATCACCTGGCGTGACTGGAGTCAGCGCAATCACGCTCAACGGCGGCACGTCAGATCTCACCGCTACGCAGCAACAACTGATCGTCAGCGGCACGCTGAGCATCACGTAAGGAGGCGCCTTGTCGATTGGAGATAGCAACGACGTCTTCGGGCGCCTGAAAGCCGCCCTGCCGCAGCGATGGTTTGGGTCGACTTCGGATTCGATGCCGGTTGTCGATTCGATCCTGGCAGGACTCGGAACCGGGTTGACGTTCATCTATTCGCTGTATGCCTACGCCAAGGCACAAACAAGACTTTTAACCTGTTCGGATGGCTTTCTCGATATTTTCGCCAGCGACTTCTTCGGGTCGTCGATACAGCGCAAGGCAAACCAGTCTGACGCCTCATTCAGGGGAGTCATCCAGGCAAATCTATTCGCCGAGAAGGCCACACGCAAAGGCGTCGTCAACGTCCTTACGACCATCACCGGGCGAGCGCCAGTCGTATTCGAGCCCAACCGCGTTGGTGACGTCGCAATTATGGGCGTGCCAACGGCAGGCGGACAGAACTACATGGGCATTCAGACGAGCATGTATGTCGGGCCTGCGCGCATGGCGTCCACGGCGACACCCTACCAGGCTTTCATCATCGCATACCGCCCACAGGCAACGGGCGGATCGGCTGGCGGTGCTTTTACGGATGCGCCCACTCAAGCCGCACTGAATACGCCCCTCGCCAAGTCATACACCAATTCCCTGTCATTGCTGACGTCAAGCGCAACCGACGCCGACATCTACGCAGCAGTGGACGCTACGCGCCCGGTCGGAACCATTCTCTGGGTAAGCATTTCGAACTGACAAGCATGTCTAATCTATTTCGGCTAAAATAGCGAGACCCGCTCGGTGCGCTAACACCTTGCGGGCCTCTAACCACCATCTGCTTTCGAGGAGCAAAACGATGGCTACCAAAGATTTTACCTCAGTTGGCGCAGTATTTTCCCGCCTTACCGTGATAGGTTCGCCAGAGAAGCGCGACCAGCGCTGGTTCGCGCCCTGCCGTTGCGAATGCGGGGCCGAGAAGTTTGTGCAATGCAAGCATCTTGTGTCCGGCGCGACGGTTTCCTGCGGTTGCGTGAAAAAGGGGCGACCCAACCTGAAGAATCGGACCCATGGCAATTGCGTTGGCGAGAGCAAGGCTTCTCCAACGTATCTAAGCTGGGTTGCTGCCAAATCGCGTTGCGATGATGCCAAGGACCGAGACTATGCGAATTACGGCGGTCGGGGCATTCGCATGTGCGATCGCTGGCGCAATGATTTCTCGACGTTTCTCGCCGACATGGGCGAGCGGCCCGTTGGCATGACGCTAGACCGCTTCCCGGACACGGACGGCCACTACGAGCCGGGCAATTGCCGCTGGGCGACGAACCGCGAGCAACAGAATAACCGCCGCAATAATGTCCTCATTGAGCACGGCGGCCAGATGAAAACATGCACGCAGGTCGCCCGCGAATATGGAATCCGCCCCAGTGTGTTCATTGGCCGCATACGACGAGGATGGTCGGTAGAACGCGCCACATCCTAACCTGTCGGCAAATAGATAGCTGACGCTAAAACACCAAGCCCGCTAAACGCGGGCTTTTTCATTTTCTGGCCCGCCATCGTGCGGGCTTTTTGCATTTCTGGAGCCTAAATGGACCGTGTGATTACGTATGTAGGGATGAGCGTATACGAATGGCTCTTTTCTAAACAAGCGCAAAGCTCGATGGTCGGGCTCTCGAAGCTGTCGGCCGCCATGTTCGGTTCGAATACCGTGGCCAATGGTCTTTCCTGCGTACCGACCGGCCCCGCTTCGCTGCAAGTCGTCATCAACCCCGGCGAAATCTACTCGTTCGCCAACCTCGAGAACAGCGTCTGCGGAACGCTGCCGACTGATTCTCACAGCATCATGAAGCAAGGCGTCCTGCTGGATGCTTTTACGACGACTGCTGGTGCGCTTCCCGCGCCAGGCACGGCTGGACAGTCGGTGAACTATCTCATCGAAGCCCAGTACGCAGATTCAGACGTCTCGGTCGATCCGACGACGGGCAGCGCGCCTGTCGTGCTTCAGTTCTATAACTCTTCGAATCCCGGCTCGCCTTGGAGCGGTCCTGGCGGCCTCGGCGGCACGAGCAACACGTTCCGTAAGGGCGTTGTGTCGCTCCAGATCAAGGCAGGTGCCGCGGCAACGACGGGCAGCCAGACGACGCCCTCACCTGATGCTGGCTGGACTGGGCTGTGGGTCGTGACGGTCGCCAATGGGCAGACACAGATCCTCGCGGGCAACATCACGCAATACGCAGGCGCGCCAATCCTGCCGTCGTCGATTCTTTCGTCGATCCAAAGCGGAAATATGTCGTATGCGGTCGCAACCGGGTCGGCTAACGCTCACACGATCGCCTTGACGCCGGCTCTCACGTCGCGCGTCGACGGCATGATGATCCGCTACAAGGCTCCTGCCGCCAACACGACAGCCGTGACGCTGAACGATGGCGTCGGAACGGCCAACGTTCTCGGCGCGAACCACGCGGCACTCCAGGGCGGCGAATACATCACCAACGGTGACGCCATTGTCGTCTGGAATAGCTCGATCAGCGGCGGTTCGTACATCCTCATCGAATGCACTGGCGGCGCCCTCCAAATCCCCCCCGCCACTCAGAGCCAGCATGCTGTGCAGTTGGGGCAGGTGCAGCAGAACTATGCGTGGAATGGCGGGTTCCAGGCCGTTAGCGCAACCGGGAACTTTACAGTTCCGGCCGGCGTTTATAGATTGCGTTACCGCGTATGGGGTGGCGGTGGCGGCTCAGGCGGATGTGGGTCGACTGGCCAGACAGCAGGGGGCGCTGGCGGTGGCGGCTACTCCGAGGGAGTCGCTAGCGTAACTCCTGGTCAAACTGTGTCATGCACTATTGGAGCAGCAGGTACCGCCGGGGGGGCAGGTGGCTCCGGTGGTACAGGCGGCACTACGTCGTTCACTGCAGGCGCTTTGACGGTTTCCGCTACCGGCGGGTCTGGAAGTTCAAACGGCATAGGGTCTGGCGGGAATGGAGCAGCCGGTGGCACCGGATCTGGTGGGCAAAACAACCTGACTGGTGCCGGCGGCTGCTCGGGTTCGGGCTCGACGGGCGGCCCTGGGGGCATGGGTGGTTCGGCCCCCCAAGGCGGTGGCGGTGGCGGTGGCGCAACTGGGACCGCCCAGTCCGGGCAGACGCCTGGCGGCGGCGCAGGAGGGCCTGGTGCGGCTGGAGCCAACCCGGGCGCCATTGGCGGAGCTGGTCGCATTGTTTTTGAATGGTGAGCTTATGGTCCAAAACTACGCATTAGTCGCAAGCGGCGTCGTCGCTAATACCATCATTTGGGATGGCGACACTGAAAACTGGCAGCCCCCCGATGGTCAAGTGGTCGTGTTGATACCCAGTGACGCGGGGCCGGTGTCGATTGGCTGGAAATGCGACGGCTCGGCATTCACGTTACCTGAATTGTAAAGACTGGTAATATGCGCGTCTATAAGGAGCGCGCAGAATGCTTATTTCGAAAATCGGCGGGGCGGTAAATAAGGTAGCGATGTCGGTCAAGCATCGCGTCGTCGGGCGGGCGATCTCTACGCTAGAGAAACCTCATCAGGCAGTTCCCGATGTCGCGATTCCCGATGTTCCCGAGACGGATGAGTCTGTTCTCGCTCGATCCGAGTCTATTATTTCCCGGGCAATTTCTGCTGGCCGATCTGGCAAGCTGACCGTTGTTCCTGAGATGATCTCCGTCGCGGCCACGGAAAACTGCAATCTTAAGTGTGTTATGTGCCCAGGTCATGCGGGTATGAGCGGTCCGAAACTCTCAGTCAATGAGGCCGAAATGCTATTCGCCTCGCTCGCTGTTGAAGGCCCGCATTTTGGGTCGCCGAAGATCCTAGACATGACATCTGGTGAGCCCACGCTCAACCCCGACCTAGGGCCAATTTACGGCCGATTCAAAGAACTTTTCCCCGATTCGAAGATTTCGATGATAAGCAACGGGACGATCCCCGTTCGCGGTCGAACCCGTGAAGCATTCGAACATGCTGACCGCATCGGTCTTTCGATGGACGGCGCGACGCAGGAGACGTATGAGCGGATCCGTCAAGGGTCGATATGGAAGAACGTCATTCGCAATGTGATGGACGTTGCTGAAATCAAGAAGTTGGGTGAGAACTGCGAGACGTTGCAGATCATGATGGTTGTTATGGACCAGAATATCCATGAACTACCTGAAATGATCCGCCTCGCACATTCCCTTGGAATTCCGCAAGTGTTCGCGCAGGTTTCTGAGATTCGTACTACCCCCTTCAATATCGCAGGGCAGAACGTTTCGCTTACTCTCTCAAAGGAAAAACTCGCCCCTATAGTACACGAGGCGAAGCAGGAGGCTCAGCGACTCGGCTTGGATTTGACTCTTACGGCGCATCTGGAAAATTCACTCGTTCCGGATGAGCCAAAGCAACCAGCGACTGCTCAGATGACACATGACGAGCGCGCGTTGAGTGTCGCGATTCGAACGTGTAATGTGCCGTGGATGCATGCACCGCGCATTTCGCAAAATCACGATGGGATCTACCCCACAACGGTTTGCTGCCATATGCCGAATGTCCATGGCGCTGGCAATTTGGCACGCCGGGAGGAGTTCCGCGGGAAGTCGATCAACGAAATCTTCAACTCGCCATACTATTGGGAAATTCGGGCTGGGTTGATGGATGGATCGCTTGCCAATGATGCATGCAAGGGTTGCCAGTATCACCAGATGACGCAGTGGACGGCCACCCAATTGCGCGAATTGGAAGAGGCCGTCGATGCATCAGTTTGATTGATTCAGGGACGGGGATAACGACGGCGCCTCGCCACATTCGTTTTCGGCTAGTCCCTGCTCGTCTACAGGTCGGTCAGGAAAGCTCATAGGCGCTCGCATTCCGATCAGTGCCGTGAGTTTTCCGAAGAAGGACCGCTTGTGCGTCTCCAGTCCGAACTCTCGTGCGCTTCGCTGGAAGTTGTCGACCTCCCCGGAGCAGAAGCAGGCGACATACCGGTAGGTCTCTCGTCGTCGATTCAGAAGGGCGAAATACGCATAGACAGGCTGATCGAATTTCTTGATCTCTCCCACCTGTAAGCGCTCAACAAATGCTTTGTCCTGCTCCGGCATGTGCCGCGTAGTCAAAAGTATCGTCTGCACTTCGATCCTCCGTCTCTGGGTTATTTAGGATCGCGCTGAATGTTCAGGGGATTGCGTTGTTTTTCAATTCGTTACCCCTGTAACGACCGCCGATAATACACCTAAAATTTTATTTTCAGCTCCAGCGCATCGGCATCATTCCACAGTGGCGGAATTTCGCGCTTGTTGCTGTTGATGCTCATGAAGTAATGCCTGTAGCTCAAGGTGAGGCGACCGTTTCCTACGGACAGCCCAGCAACGGGCGCGACGGACCAGTAGGCATCGGAAACGCTGATGTCCTGTGCCGTCTGCGTTGGCCACGCCTTCCACCCGGCGACGTGCTCGGACCACGAGTCACGATGCACATAGGCGCCGACTTCTGCGCCGACGCGGACGCCGTAGACCCAGTAGTACGGCTCAAGCGTCAGCGCGACACCTTGTGATCGTCCTTCGCCCGTGAAATACGCCTGCGGTACGTCAACCTTACGCGTGTAAGAGTGCGACGATGGGTCGTAATTCGCGTCATTCGGCGTGCATGAGCAGTCGGCTGCAGCGCGACCAAGATTGACGTATTCGGCGTGCCAGTCGACGCCCCATTTGCCGCGAGTGATGAGCGGACCAGTGAAGCCAGCAGAGAAAGCCGGCGGCTTGCTCGTCAGCTTTGAGCCGCCCGGAATGCCCTCCTGGTACCAGCGACCATCGGTCGTGGTGTACTTGGCCGCGCCAATGCCCAATTCGACCTGAACGTAATCGTTGATGTAATCAGCATGCGCCGACGCAGCGGCACAGCCCAAACTCATCGCAACAGCCGCCGCACGCCACCGCGACCCAACGCGGCGATTCGTGCGTGAAGCCGTAACCTGTTGGCGCGGAACTCGGCGACCGCGTGAAGCCTGAACCACCCGATTTTGCGTGTGCATTTTTATTCTCCGAGCGCAACTGTCAAATTAGCTGCGTGATTTGCTGTCCAGACGGTTGCGAAAGCTTGCAGCGATGCTTTGCGCTCGTCATAGTCCTTGCCCAAGCCGATCATTACGGCGTTGCGCTCTTCCAGTCTTGCCAGAAGATCGAGCGCAGTCGTTGACAGGCTGTCGCGCTCAAGAGATTGAAACTTGCCTGATGCGGCCCAGTTGACCAGCCGCGCCTCATTGGAAAAATGATGCGGAGCGCATGTCTTGCCGATGGCCTCGCGGCTCAATTGCACAATCTGCGACATGACCTTGTATGACGCTGCGGCTTCGTGGCGAAGACGTTTCTGGTCAAAGTGCGGATGCTGGCGTGTGATGAGCGCACGAATTTGCCGATCGCACCAGATAGCGAAGCGCACGTCCAGCCATCGGGCGAATCCAACCGCAAGATCGGGATGAAGCCAAGTTCCGCCGCTCTTGCCGCGCAAGGTGCGAATCCAATTACCAGATTCTCCGGTATTTAAGGATTCATCCAAGGCAGCGATGTATTCCTGTGTGGCAGGAAGGGCGAGCCAGTCATTCGGACGCTTGCCGAATTGCGAGGCGATGGCTGTCGCATTGAACCAACCTTCGTCAGTAAATGAGACGGCCACGCCTTGGTAGTCTGCGACGATGATTTGCTGTTTGGGGGCCATTACCGCGCTCCCATGCTGAATGATGCTACTGCGTGTCTTCTCCAGCGGCCTCCGACATGTCCATCGTGGCGCCGACTTTGCGCATTTCGTCGATCACGGCTTCGATATCCCGCTGCTTGAGCACGAGTTTCGCCATAGCGAAAAACAGCATTTGCGCGCTGATCTTCCTCGGCTCCTTCCCGCCCGTATATTTCCTGAATTGCTTGTCGTCCGATACACCGAACAACTCGGCCATCTGGGAGCCGGTATATCCAAGCCGCGCCTTGAGTCGCGCTAGGTCTTCTGGGGTCGGTGCTTCGTAGCGCATTGAGGAATCGTCCAAGGCTGCGCGAAAAATCGCGAAATGTTCTTCTCATGATTCTTCCTTTCGGAGTTGTCGGGTTGCCGGATGGCCGCCCTGTGATTGGAAGTATCAGCCCCGAAGGGGGCATTTGTCAACAACTAAATTCGACCAACCAACCTGCCCGCCACGAGCGGGCTTTCTGCTTTAACGGGGCTTACTGAATGGACAACACGGTCCTCTACATTGGCGGCGCTGTAGCTGGCGCTATCGGCACGGTTGCCTGGTGGGCTGTTCGTGCGATGCACGCGCGCATCAACGAGAACGCTAAAGACCTCTCCGACTACAAGCTCTACGCGGAAAAGCGTTTCGTGACATCCGACGAACTGACGAAGGCCATCGGAAATCTCGAAGGATCAATCGAGCGCCTGATTGAATCAGTCGATACCAACGCCAAGGAAATGCGCGAGTGGTTCCGGCTGCTCCAGCAGACGAAGGCAGATAAGTAACCGCTTTATCCCCTGCAACACCGCTCTAAGGTATAGCCATGCAACTCACAGCACAGATTGTCGCGTCAGGGTGTGGCTCAGCGCTTCTTCGGGCGGCGCAGTGGGTCGCCCCGCTCCAATCCGCCTGCGACCGCTACCACATCGACACGCCTCTGCGCGTCGCGGCCTTCCTGTCGCAGATCGGCGTCGAGTCTGCCCGCCTCACCGCCCTCGTCGAAAACCTGAATTACTCGGCAGAGGGTTTGCTCGCAACCTTCCCGAAGTACTTCAACGCAGTGCAGGCGGCGCAGTACGAGCGACAGCCGCAGCGCATCGCGAATCACGTCTACGCGAATCGGTACGGCAATGGTGACGAGGCGAGCGGAGATGGATTTCGATTTCGCGGCAGAGCGTTGCTCCAGATAACCTTTAGAGACAACTATGCCTCATGCGGTAAGGCGATTGCGCTGCCTCTCGACTCACATCCTGAGTTGCTTGAGCAACCATGCAATGCGGCGCTCGCGGCTGGCTGGTATTGGGACTCGCGCAACCTTAACCCGCTGGCCGATGCCGGTCGATTCGAGGGCATCACGCGCGCTATCAACGGCGGGCTCGCAGCGTATTCCGAACGCCTCGCTCTCTATAGCGCTGCAAAGAAGTCACTCGGTATCTGATTATCCCCTCGCATCCCTCGCTAAGGGATAGCGGCCAAACGGGTAATTTCACGATAACTGCGACACGCGTAGCTCGATCGTAGTCCGAAATTTTGAGGTAAAATAGCGAGAGCGGAAAGGTACTTGCGATACCGATCCGCTCTCTAACCAAAGCCTGCTTACAAGGAGCAAACTATGGCTATCCGCAAGTATATCGCATCTGGCGAAATCCTCCATGGTTGGGTCTACGTCCGAGAGGGCGTGGATCGCGGCAGGACTCGGCACATCTTCGCAATGTGCCCCTCATGCAAAAACGAAGTCGAAGTAAATGCGACTGAGGTGCGGACTGGAAAAAAGAAAATGTGCCGTCCATGTGCCGACAAATTCAACGGGGCGAGATGCCTGGTTCATGCAGAAAAGTGGGCGACGCACAGGATGTCAGGTTCGACAACTTACGAATCATGGCGGTCTATGATGAAGCGTTGCTACTTAGAAAGTGCAACGTTCTATCAATACTACGGCGGAAAAGGGGTCAAAGTTTGCGACCGTTGGCGGGATTCGTTCGCCAATTTCTTTGCTGATATGGGAGAGCGCCCTGAAGGCATGACCTTGGACAGATACCCCGACAAGAACGGTGACTACGCGCCGGGTAACTGCAGATGGGCAACGCCAACGGAACAGATTCGCAACAGAAATACCACGGTGTATATTGAGTTCCGGGGGTTGCGCAAAACGATGAAGGAATGGGCGGATGAAATTGGTGTCGCCTACAAGACATTACGCGCAAGGATAGTTGACCAAGGATGGCCAATAGACCGCGCACTTACTACGCCGCTGCGGATCCACAGAAAGCACGTCCCATAAATCAAAGAAGTCGCTGCGACTGACAAGCCCGCCATTGTGCGGGCTTTTTGTTTTCCATCCATTGAAGATTACGCATGCCAACACCTCTACTCCGTGACGCGGGGTCAAGCGGCAGTGTGACCGGCGCGAATGCTATTGCCAACAACGCCTATTCCAATAGCGCGGACAAGTTGCGGATTCAGTTAAGCGCGATCGGAACAAACTATCTGCTGGCTGATTTCCGGCTTACTTCTGCCACATTCGCCAGCGCTCCGACGACTGGCGTTATCCAGCTTGCAAAAGTCCCGCGCGACTTCAGCGGAAACGCAGGGCCGACGCCCTCTGCTTCGATGCTGGCGACGCAGATCTATACGATGGGACCCGCCCCCTCAACCGGGAACGCCTCAACAAGCTGGGTCATGTCCGTCGATTCGGTCCCGCTCGATGCTGATGCGGACTACTGGGTCTTCAACAACGCAACCGGCGTTTCTCTCAACTCGGGATGGGTGCTTACCTATGTCCCGTGGTCACCTGGAACGTAATCACACATGGCACTCATCAACGTTGCGCTTCCCGGCGCATCTGAAATCACGCAGATGGACGACGCTGACCTTCACAAGCTCGAAGGCAGTTACGAGAATGAAAACGAGATCGTTGGCTGGGTCCAATACCACCTCAAGACAACCGGCGACCTCGTGCATCGCAGCGTGAATATGCACCTGAAGACGGTTCCGGCAGAACTCGCGCAAGCACTCATTGGATAACGGAGATTACAAATGGCGAACACGCAAGGGCTCGCAAATTCTTTCAAAAATGAGGTTCTTCTCGGCCTCCACCAGTTCGGTTCGGCGACGCTCACATCGCGCGGCAGTCTGACGACTCCGACGACAGACACGTTCAAGGCGGCTCTGTATCTGGCGTCCGGCTCACTCGGCGCAGGGACGACCGCCTATAGCGCGACCAGCGAAGTATCAGGCACGAACTACTCGGCGGGCGGCGTCACGGTGACGAATGCCAACGCACCGAGCGGCGGCCAGTGGACGCCCTCCGCCTCCATCGTCTACACGAACGTTACGCTCTCGACATCTTTCGATACGGTCCTGATCTACAACTCGACGCAGGGCAATCGCGCGGTCGGAACTTTTGTATTCGGAGCGCAGACGATCACCGCCGGCACCCTCACGCTAACCATGCCCGGTTCGGGCGGACTCATCGCGATTAACTAACTGCCATGGGCGCGCCAGACCTCTCAAACTGGATCTGGCCGGACGCGGATCTACAGCGCCAGCCTCAGGGCGTGGTCACGGTCAACCCTCAGGTTTTCCCCAGCGCGGTACGCTGCTTTGTCGGTGGCCGCGATGTGTTGACGAACATCAACCTGGCGCTCCCGCTCATCCAGACGCCAGCCGGAACGGGATATACAAACACCAGCAACTCGGCCGCCGCCAAGCAACTGTCGAGCACTCTAGCCACTTCGTCCGGCGCGGGCGCAGGTGATTTCACGATCATCTGTGTACACAATCTGGCGGCAAGCGGGTCTCAGAATTCGGTCGCCTGGGCGATTGACGCTAACAAGGCCGCCCCTGGCTTCTATGTCCAGATGAACGCCGACACGTCGGGTGCCTTGGCATCTGGCGATATGACGTTTGGGGACTTTAATAACGCGGGGATCGCGCTGACCGGGGCGGTTGACGGCAAAAGTCACGCAGTCATTTTCACGCGGCGCGGCACGACGCTCTATGCCTTCATGGATGGGGCGCTGAAGTCTACGCTCGCCTCCTACACTTATGCCCTGCCCGCGTCGGGCAATGCGGAGTGGGTGGGAGGGTCAGGGTGGGCTAACACCGGCGTCGTCGGGGGTGGCGTCCCGCTTATCGCGGTGTCCAACCGGGGGTTGACGATTGCCGAGGGCGTGGCGCTCTCTGCTAACCCCTGGCAGATTTTCAAGCCGGCGACGATGGCGCTGTATATGCCAGCGGCTGCGGGCGGCGTGACGGTTGGGCTGTCTCAGGTAGCGGGTGCGGGTAGTGTCGGTGCTGTCGGCATCGCAACGGGGCTCTCGGCAACGGGCGTATCTGCGACTGGTGCGACGGGTTCTGCCGGATATGGCGAAGGTTATGCGATCACTGGTGCGGCGGCCACTGGCAGCACGGGTATTGCTACGCCCGCCTCGTCTCCAGTTCTGGCAGGTGCCAGTGCGACAGGCTCGATGGGCACCGCTGCGCCTTCGATCACCGCAGCGCTGACCGGCGTATCGGGTGCATCGTCTGTCGGTAGCGTAACCCCCGGCACTTCGGCGGCCCTGACGCAAGTCGCCGCAACGGGATCGACGGGCTCGGTAAGTGAGGGTATTTCACTGGCCCTGTCTGGCGTCGCGGGAACGGGATATGTCGGCACCGTCTCATCTGGCGGCAACATCACGCAGGCGCTGTCCGGGGCCCCTGCTACTGGCGCTGTCGGCTCCGTATCCCCTTCCCTGTCGCTGGTTAGTTCTGGCGTCTCGGCAACGGGCAGCACGGGCTCTCTCGCTCCGACTCGCGCGCTATCCGGCGTATCTGGAGCCAGCACGACTGGCGCCGTCACGCAGTCGATATCGCCTACCCTCGTCGGCTCAAGCGCAGCCGGGTCAACAGGCGCTATCTCTGCGGGCGCGGACAAGAATGCAGCTCTGACTGGTGCTGCGGCAACGTCTTCCGTTGGCAGTGTTGGCACGAACGTCTCGATCGGTCTGGCTGGCATTTCCGCGACGGCATCGACCGGCGTTCTCGCGTCGAGCCTGACTTATGGACTGGTTGGAAATGCGTCGGCAACAAGCGTTGGATCGATTCTGGCCGTCACTCCAAAATCCATCGCGGCCCCGCCTGTCACGTTCCCGATCTACCGAGAGCGGCGCGTGTTCAGCATTCCATCTGAAAGTCGCATATCGCCCGTTCCTGCCGAGAGGCGAATCATCAAAGTCGCAGCCTAGCCCCGCAAGGGGCTTTTTCTTTTGGAGCGCGCCATATGGCGACACCAAACCTTACGAAAGACCCGGGTGCAACGCTCGATTTCGGATTCGATTTGAGCCCGAACGTTACGCCGCTCTATGCGCCTTGGCTGGCTGCCGGCGAGCAAGTTGTATCGCTCAACGTCACCGCCGACCCAGGCATCACGATCGGTTCTTCGAGCATTGTGCCGAACGCGGGCGGCATTGCTGGCGCGCTGGTTACCGCATGGATTAGCGGAGGTACTGCAGGGAATTCCTACGCAGTGCATTTCGCCTTCACCACGAACTCAACCCCTCCCCGCACCGACGTTCGCTCGATGCAGATCGTTGTTCAAAGTAGGTAGCCATGTCCGTTCAAGATACCCACGAGCTGAAAGACACACTCGTAGCAGATTACTTCGTGCCGGGTCATGAGGCGCGCACCACCACCGCCCTTTTCGAGCGCACGCGAAAGATCCTCATCGAACGCGAAGGTGGCCGCTGCTTCGTCACCAACATGACCGCTGAAGAACTCGGCGCGCCGTTGCAGGCTCATCACCATCCTGTCGAGCGCTGCTTTGCGACCGCATGGGACTGGCCGCGCTTTGCCGATGACTGCAAGGCTGGAAAGTGGGGGCCGCACGCGCAGGAATTCGATTGGGATTCGTTCCTTTCCGCAAAGCCGTTTGACCCTTACCGCTTTGTCGATGACATGACCGTCAACGGCATGTTGCTCGGCGCCGGGCCGCACATCGGGAAAGACCAAGGTTTGCACAGGTTGCCGTTTCCTGTGTGGTTGTTCACCAAATACGCCGTTGAGGGCTATCGCTTCAGCCCAACCGAAACCATCCATCACGACCCGGAACATCTATGAATACCTCACCCGTCCAAACCGGCGCGGTCGGCGCCGTCACTGCAGCGGTTTATACGCTGGTTTCCGCGTTCGCCAAGCACTACAACATCGACATCACTCCTGATGCACAGATGTCGGTCGCTGTCGGAATAGTTGCCTCGGCGCACTGGATTGGCCAGCAATTCGCCGCCCGTTCCGCCGCCAAGGCTCCCGCCACTCCGCAATGAAGCGCCTCACCCTAATCGCCGCCCTGCTTCTCTCTGGCTGCGTCTCTGTCTGCACTGGTAGTGCTGGCTCAATGAACTGTCGCGTTGTGCCGGTTCATTTCCAGTTCGACTGACTCCCGAATGTTCTCACCCATGAAACTACTCGTCGCACTTGTGCTGGCCGGGTTGCTGACGGCGTGCGCGGGCAGCGCGACATTTTCGGTGCGCCCCTTCCATGACGACACGACCGGCAAGATGGAGTGCTGCGAGTTTCGCGCGATGGACTGGCGCGACATCGGCGCACTGACCATCGATGCATCCAAGTCGGCTGACGGCTCGATCGTCGTTCACTACTCCGCCAATGCAATCGGCGCTACGGCTCCGATCAATGCGCAAGGCGCCGTCATCTCCAACGTAGCAACAGCGGCCGGCAATACGGCTGCTGCCATCGTCAAACTCGCCCCCTAGGACTCCCCCATGAAAGCGCTTTTCATTGCCGCTGCTGCGGCAGGCTTCGCCATGCTCGCTGGTTGCGTATCGCCGAGTACGCAAACTCTCACGCCCGCCCAAGTCGCCACCATCGTCTGCCCTTCAGTCAAGTCTGAACTGCAAACACTCGAACTCGCTGGCGTCTTCACTGGCGGTGCTGCTGACACGCTCGCCAAGCAGGTCACGCCCGACGTAGATGCCGTCTGCGATGTCGGCGCAACGATCACCGATGCCAAGCTCCAGACGCTCAGCAATGCCGCGTTCCCGGTCGTCCTCGCGGTCGTCAAGAATTCGAGTCTGAGCGATCAGGATAAGGCAAAGGCGTATCTCGCAATCGGCGGCTTCCAGGCGGTCATCAATACGAATATCGCGCTGGCTCAGGCTTCGGCAAGCGCTCCTGTTGCGGCGAGCCAGTGATGGACTTCGCGCCGATTCTCTCCGCGGCGCGGTTGGCCCAAGCGGCGTACATCATGGACGCGGCGCAAGCAAAGGCCGCGTTCGAAGCGCTCGGACATATGTTCATCAGCCAGTTCAAAGACAACGATTCTCAAGCTGTGTTGTCGATCGGCCCCGATGGCAAGACGCACTTCAGCCTGGCCGGGACGAGATTCACCGACCGCCAGATTGGCGACCTGATCGACGACCTTCAGACGGATGCACTCGATCTCGGCGGCGGCGCAAAGGTGACGCGCGGGCCGTACGAGAGCGCAAAGGAGTTGTTCGCCTGGGCGCTGTCTGTCGTGCCGAAAGGGACGGTGCTGCACTGTGCTGGTCATTCGTTGGCCGGTTGGCGCCTGAGCTATACGCCCTGCTTCGTTGCGCCCGAACAGATCGGCAGTCTGTTCGCCTTTGAGCCCCCGAAGGGCGCTAACCTTGCGTATTACCGGCGCTATCAGAATGAACTGGCGCAGATGGTGATAACTGGCTGCGGTCGCGACATATGGGTCGGATATCCGCGCCTCGGCGGATGGCTGCACCGACCGGGCCCGATGCTTTGGCTCACGTCGACGGGCTTCCAGATGATCGACACGAGCGCTTGGCCTGGCGGCTTCAATCTGGCCGATCACTCGATCGACCTCGTTGTGCAACGGCTCGAGAAGTTGGCCGCCGCACCGATGAAGCCCGCCGCGTAATCGTATCTGCCCACTATCCGCTCAAATATCTGCCCAGTGAGCAGATACCTCTCAGCGGTATTTCTGTACCTCCCACAGCCTACAGCCTGTGTTTTCGTTATACAGCTTGTAGGCTGTGGCACCCCTCTTAGTCGGCCCCGCCCGGCGTCATCTTTCCTACCGCTTTCCCAATCAGTTCAGCCGCCTTCGCTGCGCGCGCCTCCACTTCCTGTTTCTGCGTCCATTCCCACACGAATGCCAGCTTGGCCCATTTGTCGTCCTTCGGGCAGCCGGTCACACTGCAAAAATTGGCGAAGTCCTCCAGCGCTGTATGCCCGATCTCGTTCGACTTGAGCGTCGGCAGAAGGTCGGCGAGGATCGCCTCAGGGTTTGCGTACTCGAACGTCATAATCCCCTCCCACGGTAGTCCGGAATCAGCGGCTCACGCTTCATCACAGGTTTGCCCGCGTCATCATCCCACTCGGCGCGCGGCATTGCCTTCATCCAGTGATCGCTCGGTTCGTCGATGCCCATCCGCGCGCAGTATCGGCGCATCAGGACGACTGCGTAATACTCGGCGTCAGGTCGCGACAGCCCCGCATCAAACTGCATGATCGGGGCGCGTTCGGCGAAGAATTCGAGAGGGTCTGACAT